AATTATTATGTATATCAAGGAGTGCCATACGATTTCGTAAATAACGGCGCAATCCTAGGAAAACAAAGGGTCTGCGGAGCTTTCGTAAAATCGTAAAAAATATAAAATTCTATGTATTTTAATGCATTTTAATGCGAAAAGTGTGTAGTAACTGTGTAGTAACCACCCCAAAAAGTGTGTAGTAAAAATTGTATATAGAAAAGCCATTATATGACACAAATATGAGAAGAACATGGAAATGCTCTTCTCTTTTTTTATGCCACAATTTAGTCATAAGGAGATGATGTTATGTTTGACGATGATGTGAGAGAAAAAATATTTGCTAAAAGTGAGTTACAAAAAATCGACCTAATGACATTATCCCTTGTCATTAAAGCGATAGAGGAAGTTTTGGAGGAAAACAAAGATGAACATGCCGTATCAGCAACCAATGATGAATTATACACCTAATTATGGAGCATATCAGTACAACCCAATGGCAAACTATCAGAGATACCAGCAGCCCGAGCCGACACAAGGAATAAGTGGCAGAGTAGTACAGGCAGTTGAGACTATCAATCCCAACGAGGTGCCAATGGATGGCAGTGTAGCATTTTTCCCAAAACAGGATTTAACAGAGATATACGCCAAGAGCTGGAATGCTGACGGAACAATACGCACATTGACTTTTAAACCGGCTCTAAATGGTAAGACAGACATTTTATCGGGTGACACGGAAAAACTTGAATTTGACCTATCAGAGAAAGCCACAGAGGGTATTATGGCAAAGCTCAACGAACTATCTGAGAAAATTGAGCAATTATCTTTAGGGGCGCAAAGAAAAACTCCACGAACACAAAGTAAGGAGAGTGAAAAAGCATGAATGTAATGGGAATAATGCAACAGATAATGAGCAATAATCGTGTAATGGGAAATCCAATGATTAAGAACGCAATGAGCATGGCTCAAAGCGGAAACAGCAAGGGAATTGAACAAATGGCAAGAAACCTATGCAAGGAAAAAGGCATTAATCCTGATGATGTAATGAAGCAGATTAAAGGTAATTTTGGAATATAGCATATGAGAGAACGTGCGCACGGCTCTTTATGAAATAAATTTTGGAGGTAAAACAGATGTTCAACACAGGAAATTGTCCAAGCGTACCTATCGTGGCGAATTTGGACGGAAACAACGGAAATAACTGGAATGACGGCTCATGGCTTTGGTTCCTTATCGTAGTATTTGCGATATTCGGAGGCTGGGGTAACGGCTTTGGTGGTTTCGGTGGCACTAATGGTGGTGTCGGAAGCGAAATTCAGAGAGGTTTTGACAATCAGGCGGTTATCAGCAAGTTAGATGGCATTTCCAACGGACTTTGTGACGGCTTTTATGCTATGAACAACAGTATGCTCACAGGCTTTAACGGCATAAACACAAACATTATGCAGACCGGCTACGGCATACAACAGGCGGTAAACGCTGATACAGTTGCTAATATGCAGAATACCAACGCTTTACAGTCACAGATTGCTAACTGTTGCTGCGAGACGAGAGAAGCCATCCAGGGTGTAAACTACAACATGGCAACTAACACTTGTGCTTTGCAGAACACAATGAACAATAATACAAGAGATATTATTGACAGCCAGCAGGCAGGAACAAGAGCCATTCTTGAATTCCTGACAAACGACAAGATTGCAACCTTACAGGCAGAGAACAATGATTTACGTAGAGCTGCTTCACAGGATAGACAGAACGCACTTCTGACTACTACAATGGCAGCGCAGACAAATCAGATTATTGATGCAGTAAGACCTACACCGGTGCCATCATTCCCGGCAAGCAACCTTTATGGATATGCTTATAACGGATGCGGATGTAATACAGGTTGCGGATGCTAAACAATTAAATAATTGAGTATCTTAATCGAGTTCTTTCGAGTTTCTTTCGAGTTTCCACTCGAAGAATTGAATACAAGATTATGTCTGCTAAGCAGTATTACTTATAACCCAAGGGCAGACTATAATGTTTGCCCTTATTTTGTGAAAGAGAGGATTTTATTATGGCTGAATTTTCAAATGTTGCAACACAGACAGTTGCAGTAAACGGAAATGTATTATTTACAGATGCGCCAACGTCTGTATGCAATAAAGGATATATTTCACACAGAACAGGGAGCGGATTAATTAACCTTAAAGGCGCTACCAACACTTGCAAAGCAAAGTACAGAATAGAATTTAACGGAAATATTGCAGTTCCTACAGGCGGAACCGCAGGAGCAATTTCATTAGCTATTGCTGTCGAGGGCGAGCCGGACTTATCTACACTGGCAATCTCTACACCAACAGCAGTTGAAGCATTTAACAATGTGTCTATGGCAACAGATGTATGGCTTCCTTGCGGATGCTGTCAGGCAATTTCTGTCAAGAATACATCTGCACAGGCTATCAGTGTTGCAAATGCTAACATCACAGTAAATCGAATTGGTTAGGGGGCGAGAGTATGCACGTTGAAAGAATACACAAAATGCAGGAGTGTCTTACAGAGAAAGCTGTCAACGAGCTTGAAAAGGGCGTTGAGAATGTTGACACTTCCGAGATGGGACAGGTCGTAGATATGATAAAAGACCTTGCAGAAGCTGAGTATCATTCAATAATTTCCAAGGCTATGAAAAAGGCTGATGAAGAGGAAGAAGAGTACGACAAAGAACTCCTAAGAAGCCTTAAGGCAGAATATGGCGAAGAAAGTGGTAGAAGATATTACGACCAATATCGCTATGCAAATGGCAGATTTGCCCCTAAAGGCCGTGGAACACGTAGAGGATATGAAGAGCCACCATATTATCACATGCCGGTAAACTACAACGACATGGAGTATATGCGTGACATGGATAAGAGCCGAGGCAAGATGTACTACTCTGAACCGATTGCACCACATGTGAGTGAAAGCAATTATGACAGAGCAAAGAGACATTATACCGAGACAAAAGAAATGCACAAAGGAGCTTCTACAGAGGACAAAGAGCATAAAATGAAAGCTCTTGACATGTATATCCGTGAATTAAGCGGAGATATATCAGAGCTTTTAAATGACATGACGCCCGATGAACGCAACCTTTTACGCACCAAAATGAGCAATCTTGCGTCAAAACTGTAATTATTAAGGCTATGGGTAGTAATGCTCATAGCCATTTTTAGAGGGCATAAGCATGGATATAAGAGTTAATGATACATTGTGGCACATACAATTCAAAAAGCCCACATCGAGTGAATTAAGGCGGTCAGACGGCACAATAAGTTTAGGAGTGACTGATAATACAACCAAGACAGTAACGATAGCTGATAATGTGTCTGATTACATGGCCGACAAGATACTATGCCACGAGTTGGTGCATGTGTACTCATTCTCATACGGCTGTGATATTGACATAGAAACAGAGGAAATAATCGCAGACTTTATGAGCTTGTACGGACGGAATATTGTATACACGGCTGACAGAATATTTGATTTATTGGAGCAAAAATATGGATAAAATAGACAGACTATTAGAATACATACACCGGACTAATACGGAAATGACACGGCAGAAATTGATTGAAGAACTAGGAGAGAGCGACTACAGTGCCAAGAGCATTTATTTTTTGGCAATTCAAAATTCAAATTCCTAAAAATTTTAGGATGAAAAAAGTGCCCCCTACCTTTTGGGTTTTTCGATTTCAAAAATCTGTTCGCAAAATTTTACAAAAACTTGTCGAGAACTTGCAAAGAACTCACACTGTGCTTTAATTGAGTAAAGTTTTCTGAAAATTCAAACATTTTCCATGAGTTGGTGCGCCCGACTTGTTAGATATTGCACCCGGCACAACTTGCCACGGCTTGACGGCTTGCAATGCTATAATTATATTTTTAGACATTGTAAACGGCTTGTTTTGTGGCTTATTTTAGCACGCTTGATAAAATCCACGTTAGCACGCTCAAAAACCCTTAAAACGTCAAATACACGGCTTTAAATGTGTATATCATAAAATCATAGAATATTTTTACTCATTTGTCAATGTACATATGCCCGGATGCATAGCCGGATAACTTGCGACAGCTCGACAGCTGCACGCCTGATTTTTTGGCACAACAAAAAGGGATATAAAATATCCCTAGTAATAACGCGTTATATATTTCCCGGCTTGATAGTCACAAAATAGCGTGACCGGGTGAACGTGCGCGCGCTTCTCTACGACTTGCAACCATTCACCGGACCTTTGAACTGTTATTTTTAACTCGTGCGATTCCATCCACTCTATACAATCGTATTTGATATAATTAAAGTCGCTTATTTTTGGCATGTCATAGCCTAGCGCCTGAACACGCTTAAATATTTCTTTTTTCCCCAGATATTCATAATTAGACATAATACGCCCCCTATCTATAACAAGCCTTAATTATTGGGCTTATATAGTTTTTGTGATTTAGGTAGTTATCGAAGGCCGTCCGGCGGTATTCCTTGCCGCTTATGAGCGTTAGAACATCGTCACATGTGCCAAAATTCGCGACATACTGAAAAATATCCGTGATTGCTTTGCGTGTGGCGCGCTCACTTGCCTGATATTCCGGCGCGCTTTGATATTTGCCGTTGTAGCGTGCTCTTATTTCACGTTCTACAGCGTCAAGCGTGGTTAGTTCGCTATCCATTCATTAACCCTCTTTTCTATTCGTGCATGGTTTACAAGTTACTTTTTGGCCTTTTCGCGGTCTGTCGTGCGTTAATCTGTTTTTATTAGGTGGTAACGCAAATCACCTATAAAGGGCGCACAATTATTTGTTCAGGCGTTGCACCTCTTGAGCCTGATATAAATATAAAGGCATTTATAAGACCTCTTGGCGCGATTATTTACCGGACGCGCGGACGGAGTGCAATATATACAGCCGTAAAACTGTATAAAAGCACCTATAAATTAAATACATTAAATTGATAATATAAGACCTGAAAAGCCTTATATATAAAGCTAATAGCCGGACTTGCACCGGCTGGAATACCTAATTAGATTGTATCGCTATTAGCTCGCGAGTTTATAATAATTCGCGTTGTATATCCTCTTATTCTGCTAATTTATCAATCATAATTCTTACTATTTCTAATGCTAAAATTTGACATCCTTCTTTTGGCAATATTGGATTTTGAACTCCAAATCTTTGCTCGCTCGTTAATACTGACGCGTTGTTAATTTTAGTTCTACTGTTCATTTCGTTCCAAAGTCGTTTTTGCTCTGCATAATATTCTTTTGTTAATGGTTCATTGTATTTCATTTTGTCCACCTCTCTAATAAAAAAATAAAAACAATCCGCCGTACCCAATAACAAGGCATGACACAAAAAGCCCGAAAGCCTTTAAAAGCTCGATAAAATCTCTCATATTGTGCCCCCCTAACAATAACAAAAATCACCTTGTAAACCGGTTGTAATAATCATTTTCCCATCTTTACGGCGGTAAACTACACCACAACCGCCATCACTTAAAGACCATACAAGCCAGCCGGCCGGAGTTATTTTTTTATGCTTCTTATAATCATAAAAAGCATAATGCGGTTTTATTCCGCTTTTTTCCTGTTCAAGCGCATTGTTTATAATTTCATCGTCCGTTAATAGCAACGCTTTTCCGTTTTTCTGCCGTCCGCAATATCTCATTTTTACGTCCTTTCTGGTCTGCCATCATCAGCACCGGGAGACCGTTCCACGGTGGACGCTCCGATTTTGGAGCGTTTCGGCTATGCTATTCTAACAACTGCATTTTTAATATTTGAGAAGTGGAAAAGTTCCCCGGTTTCAATATTTTCAAATATTACAGATGGCGCAAAGGTTTCAAATGGTGCAAACACATCACCCTTGCAGGTGTATGGGCTTTTTTCTGTGTTCCAATCGATTCCAAGTTTTCCGGCTTTTTCGTACACACGAAAAACCTTGCCATAGTTTCTGGTTTGTATCTCCTTATTGTGCAAATCGTATAAATGTACTTTGATTGTATCGTTTGTTTTCATATTTAGACCCTCTTTCTTATCTGTTTACTATTTCGTAAATCTGCGCCAATTTACAATATTCTTCACATTCTTTTTGTTTTGGGCACTTGGAGCAATCATTTTCGTGAGTGCCGCAAACTTTTGTTAATTCATTTTCTAACTCTTTGATTCTTTCCATATAAAAGCACCTCCATATTTAATAAAATGTTATTTTGTTCCTTGCCTTTCGGCTTGACATTATAATATCACTGCATTTATGTAATGTCAATACATAAATTAAAAAATATTGCAATAAAAATTAATTACATTAATGTAATAATAAAATCAATAATAAATGGATTAATGCATATAATAAGAAATAACTATTATTATTTATATTATGTAATGGATTGTTATTGACATAATAATTTAATTATTATATATTTATGTATAGCAATATTATTTATAGTATTATTGCCAGTGATTATTGATATTATTAATTTATATAATGAGGCGTGAAAAATGGATGAGAAAAAAATAATAGAAAATTACAAGAAGCGTATACAAAAGCAGAACGACAGAATAAGAGAGAGCTACGACAGAATAAGCGTTACTTTGCCAAAAGGCACAAAAGACCGAATACAAGCACAGGGGCTGACAATTAACGGATTTGTAAACCAATTAGTATTGGAGAAGCTGGACGAGCTGGAAAACAATAACAATAACAATGAGTGCCCATTTTAAAAATTATTGCAATTATGTATTGCATTTATGTATTTAATATGTTAATATAATGTCGTAGCAAAGAAACAGTTTAACTAGCGAGGTGGGAAAAAGTGAAAAGCTATGATTATATTGTTATCTCCGGTAACAATGAAGAAATTTACAGCACCAAAAAAGAAGTAAACAAAAGAGTTAAAGAGCTAACAAGCCAAGGAAAAACTGGCTACTTTGCAAAGTGGGATTTAATCAACGATGAAATTCTAGAAGGTAGTCAAGTAGATTTTTAAAATTGGAGGTATAAAGAATATGAGAATAAAAGGAATTGGAACCGTAGCAAAAAACAAGGCTATGGAGATATTAACTGCAGAGGGCAGAAAAGCTGTTAAAAGTGGAGATATAACCACGGAAGAACTCGGAGAAATGTACAAGTTGCAAAAAGTTAAAGAGGCTTGTAAAATCGGTACTTGTGCCGACAGCTTCAGCAGCTCTTATAAGTGGATACCGGATGAGCTAAAAGAAGAGCTAACGCCGGAGCAATTGGGGGCTTTAACAGAAGCATTTTATAATTGCTATGGAGCCGGTAAAAACGACAAAAGAGGGGATTAAAGCCCCTCTTTTTTAATGCTTGAAAAAGCATTATTTAAAATATTATTTTTTCAATCCGTGGCTGTTCGGAATTGGTAAACAGCCCCTTTTACAAGCCCATCCGCCTGTAAAGACATTCTTATTTTACCACAGTTTGGCACAATAGCAAGCGCTTTTTTAAGTCGGTTTTTATGACCGGCTTTTTATTTTATATATAATTAATATATATGTGTGATGTGGTATATATTAATCAATACAGTTATTGTTATATGTCCAATAGCTCTATGTATTGACAAAATAAGTATATTTGATTATTATTAATTTAAATTTAATTAATAAGCGGAAGCCGGTTGCCCGTACTGTTTGGAATTACTCCAAGCGGTGTGGGCTTTTTATTTTGGCTTTTTGGGGGATGTGTTACATGTCAGATATTGAGATTTATGAAAATGATTTATTATTTTATCTAAATGAATTTTGTGAAGTAAATAAGATTGAGGATATAAAAAAAGAGTCTCAAAGCGTATGGAATAGTGCTTTGTATTATATTCAAAAAAAGTTATTTGATAGTAATTATTTTAAATCTAAAGATAACTATAATACAAACAATAAAGTATTTAAAGAGAGTAATTATAATAGTTATAATTTTGAATTAGTAATGTATGTATTAGATATATATATCTATGATATGTGCATGAAATATGATAAAGAGGTCAGTATATTGGGTTTTAGTTCATTAACTGGTATTCCTGATAGTACTATTTATGATTGGGGGAAGAATACGCTAAGCTCGACCGCATCGGAAATTTTGGAAAAACTGAGAAAATATCAGGAAGAAAGTTTGTCCAATAAGCTCGTGACCGGAGCAAAGAATCCTGTGGGAGTAATTGCAATACTCAACAGGCGTTACGGCTGGGCTTCACCATACACAAGCGATAGCAGACAGCAAGCGCGAGCATTAAGCGCCAACGAATTACCACAGTTAGGCGGTGCAAATAGTCAGAATATTAAAGCATTAACAGGCGATAACATGGTTGATAATGCCAAGTAATTGTATATACAATACATACAATTCTAATCCCTTGATTTATAAGGCTTTGAGGGCTGTCGAATTATTGCAACTATGCACAAAACAGTTGTTTAGCGAAGAGTTGAAAGGGTATAGATGAATTGTATATGCAATAGATACAATTTAAAATGCTTGATGTTTGAGAGCTGAACGGCGCACGCATTGGGTGCCCTAGGGGTGTATATGAAAAGTGAAAAACCGCCCCACTTAGCCCCCAAAATATCCGCCAAGACAAAAAGGCCTTTACCCATACCTCAATCGCACCAAGCAGTATTTATTATTATAACATAAGTTATATATTAATTAAACAACATACACAATAATAATATATATACATACAACTACGATAAAATATTAGTTATATATAATATATAACAGTAAAGGAGCTAACAGCTATGAAATTAACAGGATTTGAGTCTAACAAAATTAATTCCGAAATGATAAATCACCCTAGCCACTATAATTTGCCTAATCGTAAAGAGTGCATTGATGAAATGATTGACATTTACGGACTTAAGGATGTGGCTAAATGGTGTGAGATTACTGCATACAAGTATGAATATCGTGCCGGGCATAAAGGTTCTGTAACTGAGGACATGAGTAAAGCAGCATGGTACACAGTTAAGGCTTGCGAGCTTAAATCTAAGCGCAGATGGAAGATTTTCGACAAGATTGTTTATAAATTCATGCCAATGTTTCTTAAGGGCCTGTATACATGGATAATTTTATTCTGCATGTTTTATGGAATACTCTTTTCTGACCGATGCTCAATGGCTGTTTCAATAGTGTTTTTAGTTCTTGCGTGCATAGCCGAGTCAGTATTGAAAGAAAATGAAGATAATTAGATTTTGAGGTGTAAATCATGTTTGTATTAAAAATTGCAACAACAGTATGGCTAGCATTAATTGCTTTTGGAATGGCAAACGCCACATTAAACGGAAAAGTGGCAGTTAGCACAAGGCTCATTGGCATTGCTGTAATGTTCGGTCAGATACTTGCCATAGCTTTCATGTGGCAGTAAATATAGGGCATTCGCCAAGCAGTAAGGCACGGGATTTTGATTCCCGCATTCGTTGGTTCAAATCCAACATGCCCTGTTCGGGGTTTACTTGGTTCCCCGACATTGGACTTAGTAGTTCCTTTCACCCTCATAGTGGAAAGCTGTTAAGAGCCGTCACAAGGCTCGTGAGGGTTTAATCGTGCATAATCCCACAATGCACGAGCGTGAAAACCAACCTGTCGCAAAGACATCTGTAACAGGCAGAGTAGACATATATACCCCCTTTAATTAATTGTTAAACTAGGGCAACTCAAATCATATGAGTCTTAGGTGAGGTGCAATTCCTCACATGTCCTTTGCTGTAGGTTTCGTTAGTTCTTTTCCTACAGCACATACAAATTTATATCTCCGGAGGGTGTTGCCACTCCTTAGACTTCACCCTCATTATTGGCTTGTAGTTCAACGGGTAGAACGCTTGACTGTTAATCAAGTAGTTGTAGGTTCGAGTCCTATCAAGCCAGCTTGCAGAAATAAAATATAGCGTAAGATATGGTAGCAGCTACAAGGTGTTGCGTGAGATACAAGTCGGGTAAACAGCTGGGCAACACTCTACCAATAAACAACAGAAAATCATAACGCATGTCCCTGTCTAAAGGTGCCGACTAACTGTTGCATAGTATCATTTCTGCAATTAAGGGTTCTTCCCTTTAATGAAATTTTTCGTATTTTTTGCTTAAGCAGAGCTATCAGGTTGGTTCTGTTTAACGGCATGTAGCTCAGTGGTAGAGCAGTCGGCTATTAGCTGATTGGTCGTGGGTTCGATTCCCAACCTTGCCGATTGGCGTTATTGCCAGTACACTCCGAGTGCGTTTATTAGAGAAATGCAGGTACTAATTAATATTCCGGATAAACTTAGTACAGGGAACTGGATTGAGCCGCTTGCGGCTGACTAAAAAATCCTTGGGTGAGTGGAAACCAAGTAAAAAAAACACTCGCTTGCAGATATGGTGTAATGGTATCACAGGAGATTGCTAATCTCTCTAACGAGTAAAATCGTTATCAAGGTTCGAGTCCTTGTATCTGCGCTAGTCGGGGGACACCGACTATTGATGTGTATACAAAAGGGTAAGTAGCGAATGGTCAGGAGACAGGCATATGGATTAAAAACATTTGGGTTATGCCTATGGGTTCGATTCCCTCCAACGTAAAGAGTGCACGCTTTATGTGTGGTTCAAATCCACACCACATCAATCATATGTCGGTTTAGTGCGAGCTGTTATATCTTGAATAGCGGTTGCGTAATGCTGACGGAGGCCTGCAATATAGCAGTTTCGGAAAAATAAAAGAAAACACACAAAAACAAGTTGCTAGTAGGTACGCGCGACTGAAAGCAATGGGGTGAGACACTTCAAAATTCTGTAATGTGTTTTGATGAGCCTTTTGATGGAGTGTATCTTGCCTTTTCGGATAGTAGTTCAGTTGGAAGAACAACCACTGCAACAGCAGTAATTGAGGGAGCCACAGGTTCGATTCCTGTCTATCCGATTACAACAAACTAGGTTAGCTACCGAAAAGCAGAACTACGACTGCCTGTTTGTTGTTATTACTAATCGTAGAGTTGAGCGAATAAGGCGGCACGCTCTTATTATCTTTCGTAGGAGGTAAATAAAATGGCAAAAATTAAAAATGAAAATTTTATAGCAATTCAAGGGTTTATGGTAAAGGAATTAGGGCTTACAGGAAATGAATTAATTGCCTATGCACTAGTGTATGGCTTTTCACAAGACGATGAGAGCGAATTTAAGGGAAGTCTAAATTATGTTGCAGAGTGGCTGAATTGTTCAAGAACCACAGCCTTTAATCTTCTTAACAAATTAGCTGATGATGGTTTCATTAAAAAGACGGAGAAAACTATCAACGGAGTAAAATTTTGCAATTATAGTGCAGTCAAACCCGATGATGAGGAATTGAAAAAAATAAAATTAAGAAAGCAAATCCGAAAGGAAAAAGAAAAAGCTGAACGGAGTTCAAAAAAATTGAACACCTGTTCAAAAAAATATAATGGGTGTTCAAAAAACTTGAACGAGGGTGTTCAAAAAGTTGATACTCATAATAATAATATAGATAATATAAAAGATAATATAAGTGAAACTATAGGAGAGGTACATACATCTGTTCTTCAGGAACAGACGGCAAGAGTCACCCGACAGGATATGCAAGCAAAGAAAGATGATATGCTCTATAGATTCTTTGAAATCTGTGACAACAGTATTGAAAACGAGACAATCAGAAGAACAGTTAAAAGCTCATTTCACAGATACATGTGCCTGTACGAAAATTATTTTTGTAAGGTTCATCCAATCTTGACTGATAAGACACTGACTAATGTATGCCTGTCGCTTTCTAATGTGACCGATACGGAGCATAATCACTTTGAGTGGACAGATGTTTACCTAGCAGACGAAACGGGGCTTACAGGGCTTGATAGAATGGTTAACGAGCATTTCAGACGAACACATAGAAAACAGACTAACTACTCGATAACACATTTTGCTAAAAGCGACTATCTGCTACAGTTGGCACAAGGCATTATAGAGTACTAAACGGAGGTATAAATATGGCAAAAGGAGTTAAGACACGAAATATTGATTCATTCCGAGAGGGATTGATGGAATACGCATATGGCAGATGTTCACAGGCGGAAGCAGCGAAGATTGCCGGTATGAGTGTGCCAACATTTAGGAAGTACGCAAATATGCATTTTTTAGGCATTCCATTTCCTGACACTTTGTTTAAGGCAAAGGAGAAATAACCGATGATTGCAAGTTGTGTGAATTGTGGTGCACCGATTGACAGAAAACTTGATAAATGCCCTTATTGTGGTACACCTTATAACTACAGTGACTTTAATGCAAGCTTTGAAAATGCGCTTGGAACTATCTCTATTGCTGGGGAAGAATATCAAGTGTATTTAGGCAAATGTGAGGTAAACACAATCAATATGGGGTGTGGCAGAGACATAGATGGAATGCTTCACGGAGACAAAATTGTTAAAAAACGAAAATTTACTTTGATTGAGGTGTAATTATGGCATATACAGTTAAAAGATATACATTCAAAGACGGAAAAGTGATGTTTGAAGATAGAATTGCTTATGCAAATGGAGAATATGTTTCATTTGACGATTATGAAATTGCAATGCAAAAGAAGCGCGAGGAAATTGAGGATTTAAGAAAAGAGTTAAAAGAATCTAAAGACCATATTACACAACTTAAACACGAATTAGAAGAAAAGTGCAGTTTTGAAACCGACAGACTTGTAAAACTACCATTTGACGCACTCGAAACAGCAAATATGCTTATAAATGCAACATATTCAAGAAAAACGAGTAACGTTGAGAAAGTATTTATTGGATGTAATGTAGTAAAAGGAGATATCTATTCTATTGACGATTTAGAGCAGATTGCGGAGCATTTGCTTGTGTATTGTAAGCACAACAAAGAGAATTGTTGAATTTGAAAATGCATTTCATTTATTTTTCGGATGTAGTGACCCTTTTATGTCTGGAATTGAAATCGAAGATATAAAATTTTGCCCTATCTGCGGTAGAAAGTTGGTGAAAGAATGAAAGAAACTATTTTATATATTTCAAAATCAGAACAGGATATACAAAGTGTTTTGAAATATTTTCAATCAAAGTTAAAAGCAGAGCAAAGGGAATGTACCCTAGATGAAAAACACAATATTTTAAAAGTGCCAAAATATTACGATATTGTCGGAAAGAGCGTTCACGGCACCATGCTTGGTGCAGGCTACGGATATTGTAAATATTATTGTTTTTCAGAAGCGTACAGCAAAGATAAGTATAGCAATGCAGAAAATGAAAGGCTTAAAGAAATCCTTATGCACACAAGAGAGGGTGCAGAGGAAATATCGGAACTTGATATTTTGTGTATGCTAGGGTTGGTTTAAAAGGCGGTGGAATGATGGTTACACAGAAAGATGTCCACAATAATATAGTTGTAAATGCAAGCGCTTGGCAGAAAAGATATTTATCATTACAATGCGGTGGAAGTGTTGAAAAGATAAAGGGAGTCGAACAGACAATGGCTAATATGATTAACGGCATTAGCAAGGCACTTGAAAATAGTGGAACAGATTATTTGAATAAACTTGATTTGTAAGCGAGGGATTTTATGAAACATCAAAAAGAATGGCACACTTGCGACAGGTGCGGTGTTGAAATCGAGTACAACTATAGTGCTGTTGCAAATATTGAGGTAGAAAAGCAATCATACAGCCTTGGTATCTGCGGAGTTATTTATAAGAGAAAAACGCAAAGAGAAAGCAAAAGTTTTGAATTATGTCCTAAGTGTAGGAGAGATTTTGAGGAGTTTATGAGAAATGTTCAAAATTAAAGAAATGCTTCATTGTCTGCAATTAGATAGCAGAATAAGGCACAATATAAAATATGCACAAAGAGAATGGTTCTTTTCGTACTTTAAGCACTTTAGAAAAGATTTAAACATGCCATTACTCAATAGTATCAAGCAGGCAAGAGGAATATCGAAAACTATTTTAGAAAGAGGGTATATGCCAGACCTTGTACATGATTCTGTAATGCGTATTAGATATTCAAGGAAATGCAATACTCGTGTGTGCAGAGCCGCTAGGAATGATTAGGGGGGCATGAGAAATGACAGTTAACATGGGTGACAACGTTTATGAAATGAATATAGCTCAATTTGCAATTCTGTTAGCGACAGCGAGCAAATATGTACCATTTGGCATATATGCGGTAAAGAAAGATGATGTCGCAATCATGCTGAACAACAAGTATGAGAGCAAAAACGAGCTTGATAAGGATATAGCAAAATTCAGAGATAAAGGATTTAAGGTTTATTATAATGAGCATGGCAGAAGTAATTAAATCAATAGAGCGTGAGGCATTTAGAGAAGCACAATCACACGAAATAAGTGGTAGAAATGGCAAGCCTATAGAAACATCCGAATTTCATGATATGACTATTGGCATTGATATTTCAGTCGATGCAGTCAATGAGTATGCAAAATCAATTCTAGGCAGATACCCGAAAAATAATTATGAATTTTCAAGAGCATTAGCAATGAAAATCCTAGAGAAAACAAAGTCATTAGCGAATAGTGAGGGGAAGAAGTGATATTATGAAAATAATTAAAAAGGGCGATTTGAACATAGCCAAAAAACCACTAAGATTTAAATGCAAGAATTGTTGGACGATTTTTGAAGCGATTGAAGAAGAATATATATACTGTGGCGACCAACGAGAGGGCGATAACTGGAAGTGTGAATGTCCTTTGTGCCACAAAATGGTTTATTACAGCTAAAATAATAATAGCTGATTATCAGCAGAAAAGAGATTTTATGAAAAAATTTTTTAAAACCATTATTCCCATTATTGTTCTTGTTGTTGCACTGATATTATTTTTGAATTGGGCTAATAAAACCGAAAAATACGAATGTGAAATAGAAGAGATACAAAGTGGGATTTATGCTAGATACCAAAGTACAGCTTCAAGTACCCCTGCTGACAACTATGAGATAATTACAGTTTGCATAAATGGACAACTGACAACCTACAAGGGAAGCGTTGAATTTATTTTTGTAGAGAATGAGAACAAAATCGAAGTCACAGAAAAACCTAATATAGTTCACAGCGATAAAGTCATTGTCTATACTTCAAAAGACAGTGTTGAATACTTAGGAACTGTAGGAATTGGCAAATAAAAATTTTACCGACTACGGACTAATTGTAGTTGCTGACCTTAGAAAGATAAAAGTTGATAAAATATAAAAGGAGACAGAAAGAAATGAAAAAATTATTTGTAAGTGTGCCGATGAAAGGCAGAACAGAGGAAGAAATCAAAGCAAGTATTCAGAAGATGAAAAAGATTGCTGAGATATACGAGGGCGAGGAATTAGAGCTTATCGACAGCTACATTGAGGATAACCCACCTAAAGACAGCAAAGAAGCTGTATGGTATCTAGGTGAAAGCCTTAAAAAGCTGGCACAGGCTGATGTATTCATTGGAATTGATGAAGCATATGATTGGAATAGCTGTTATATTGAAAGAGATACAGCACAAAGATATGGCATTAAAACATACATAGTTTCGGGAAGACATGTAATTGATAATTATAATGCACTTTTGCAGAAGTTATTTCCAGCTTGCAATGAAGCAATGCCAGCATTCTAACAAAATATTACCGGCTACAGATTGATTGTAGTCGCTACCCTAAAACAGTTATAGGCAGAGGTCTATAAGCACCTTTGCTTTTAAAAGTGGAGGTGCTTTTCTTATGGCTAGTCAGAGCCTTATTTCCACAGTAAACGGATATGAAAACTACATAAAGGATAAAGGAATAGACGAGCAAGTAATTAATGCCTATGTAGACGCTTGCAGTGTAGCCATAAATGGCGAGAAAGATATTGAGTATGGACTACAACTCACTAAGAGGGCAAAAGAGCTTATAGAGGATTTCTGCACGGCTAAAACAGGTGGTACGATTTGGGATTTGGATTATTACCATTTCAAGCATGAGACTACACCATATGACTTAGTTAATCACTATTTTGATTTATTCCTGATGGAAGCTCACTATAAGTTTGAGAGCTTTATGATTTACATGGAAAAAAATCGTCCACCATGGGAAAGATTTTATTTGCCAAGAAGAAATCCGTTAAGCAAAGTCGCACAGCTCATTCAAGATTTGTACGATGACAAACTTGATGAGGGCATGGTATTCTGCCCTGGACGTATCGGAAAGACTCAAATCGTTAAAATGGGTAATTTGTGGTTTGGCTCAAACAGACCTGAGAGGTCAAATCTATATTCGGCATATTCCGACAAAATAACTGGAGGATTTTACGATGGTACGTTAGAAATGGTAAACGACCCAACGTACACATACAAAGATATTTACCCTAAAATTGTAGAGAAAAGAGCTATCACAGACGGAAAAGACCTTACGATAGACTTCTTGCGTAAAAAAACATACCCAACATTTACCATGCGCTCTATATACGGAACACTGAACGGAGCATGTGACTGTGATGGCTTGGGAGTATATGACGATTTATTTAGTGGTATTGATGAAGCATTAAGCGAAGACAGACAAGCTACAGTTTGGGGAAAGTTTGATAATAACTTTATGCCGAGAATTAAGCCGGGCAAAGCAAAGTTGCTAGGAATAGGCACGAGATGGGCGCCAAAAGATGTTCAAGGACGAAGATTAGAATTGCTTGCAAACAATCCTGAATATAAAAACATACGTCATAGGGAGGTTATAATTCCGGCGCTCAATGAAAACAATGAGAGCAATTTTGATTATCCCTACAAATTAGGATATTCCACATTAGATTATAAGCGCAGAATGGCTTCATTTGAAGATAATGACGATATGGCTTCATGGTTCGCCCAATATCAGCAAGAGCCGATAGAAAGAAAAGGTCAGATGTTCAATATTGATAACATGAACTTTTTTGACCCGGCAGAAATTGAGGGAATAAGACCTGATAGAATTTTTTCGGCAAACGACCCGGCATATGGCGGTGGAGACTTTGTATCAATGCCGATTTGCTATGAGATTGAAAAGGAATACTATATCGTAGATGTTGTATATAACGATGGTGATAAGGATATAACAATTCCCGAAGTAACAAGCAGAATGGAAAGTCACTTAGATAAATTCCCGAATAAAACAGCAGAGGTACATTTTGAGGAAACAAAAACAACATCTGCCTATCGTTTGGAGTGCGAGAAAATATGGAAGAAAGATTGCTACCCAATATTGACAAGCCATGACCCGGCAGATAATAAAACTGCAAAAATGGACAGAATTAAAAATCATGCGCCGGATATAAGAAAACTGCATTTCATAAAACTTGAAAGACAAACTAAGGAATACAAAAAATATTTTCAAAACGTTCTTTCTTGCACATATGAGGGCAAAATGAAACATGATGATGGTGTGGATTCTACAGCACAGTTGTGCGATATGATTTTTAGAGAAAAGCGAATAGCAAAGGTTGAAGCAGTACACAATCCATTCAGAGGAGGACTTTATTAATGACAAAGGAAGTTTTATCACAGTATTCAGATTTGCAAGAGGAAATCAAAGAGGTCAGAAAGAAAATTGCTAAATTGCAAGACGACCTTGAAAAGATAGAAAGCGGAGAAAGCGTGATTGATACTGTGTCGGGCGGTATGGGCGGCACACAGCACTTCAAAATCGAGGGTGTACCTTATCCTGAATACGGACGCAAGCGTACACTACTTTATTCAAGAATGACTACGTTACAGCTTTTACAAGATGATTTGCTTGAAAAGACAAACGATGTAGAAGAATTTATAGCAAGCCTTGATGATAGTAGAATGAGAAGAATAATCAATTTTAGATTTTTGGAAAATAAATCATGGTTGCAGACAGCATATGCGCTTGGCGGTAAAGCCACAGCAGATAGTGTAAGAATGGAGTTTGAAAGATTCTTTAAGAAAATGTAAGTTTGTTCGTTCGGTTCGCTTAGAATGTGATAATGTGTAAGATGAAAAAAATGTAATTCGTTCATTGCGTAAAATCTCTTTTAGAAATGGCACTCACAGATTGTGGGCGCCATTTTTAGTGAATCGAGGGTGACATGAATAATCAGAATATTGTACCAACAGGAAAACGAAGTGTAATGTGCCCTCGTTGCGGAAAGCTATTAACGTGGGTAAATAAAAGCGATAAGAAGCACCACAAGGTAATGTGTACGCACTGCCGTAAATGGATATGGTTTTGGGCTGGCATACAAGAATTTGAGATAAAAGAGGTTCCACAGAGAACTTCTGCAAGTGGCATGAGGTTTTATTGATGTATAGATATGCTCATAAAAATGTAAGACCTTTTTCGGCTGTCTGTCAGAATAATTACGGCAGACAAGTTATTTTCACACGTAAAAGGCAAATCACAAAAAACAACATAATCGAAGAACTGAATAAAGCACTTGTGATTCACGAGCAAAACGCTATTGAGATTGAGTATCTTGACAGATACTATCGTGGCGACCAACCAATTTTGTATCGGCAAAAAGTGAACCGCCCGGAAATCAATAACAAGATTGCTGTAAATCTTGCATATGAGCTTGTTGAGCGCAAGACCGCAGAGATGTGTGCCGAGCCAATCCAATATGTGCTGCGTGGCACTGATAACCACAAGTCGGAGGAAATCACACAGCTTAATATCACAATGGATTCAGAGAGCAAACAGGAGTGTGATATAGACATACATCGTTGGAGAAGCATATGCGGTACCGGCTACAGATTCATCGGCAATGATGACGGACAAGGACAGTTGCTCGATGAAAGCGATTTTTATTTATCGTCTGAAAATCCAATGTATACGTTCGTAGTATACTACTCAAACGGCCGTCCGGCATTCTCTTGTCAAATCGGAGAGGATGAGAACGGAGCGAACATATATTATGTGTTCACTGATAATGAGTGGTTTGATATTCGCAACGACAAGATTTATGCAAGTGGAATAAACGGCAACAGAGCAATTCCGGTGATTGAATATCCAAACAATGCAAGACGATTATCTGACATTGAAATGACTATTGCGATTACAGACGCTATTAACGTGCTTACATCGGACAGAATCAATGGAGTCGAGCAATTTGTGTCTGCATGGGTGAAGTTTGTTAATTGCGAGATTGATATAGATACATTCAGAAAAATGCGACAAGAGGGAGCATTGGTGGTTAAATCTAACAATGGTTCAGACAACAAGGCTGATGTTGATGTAATGACAAGCGAACTTAATCAGACAGAGGGGCAAGTAGTTTTCACTGACCTTTTTGAAAGATTTTTAAGTATTCAAGGTCTCGCAAATCGTCAGGGCAACACAGGCGGTGACACCGGTTCTGCCGTAGAATTGAGAAACGGACATTACGATGCCGGACTTAGAACGGCTATTAATGAGCCTATCCTTAAGAAATCAGAGAGAATGGCACTTAGGCTTATTCTTAACAGGCTGAGAATTAATAAGGGCTTTACGCTTATGCCTAGTGATGTTGAGATACACATTAATCATAATAAGCTAGATAACATGCTTGTTAAAGCAGAAGTGCTTGAAATATTACTTAGGTGCGGTATCAATTACAAAAGAGCTGTCAAGACGATTGACATGTTTAGTGACCCTGAACAAGTCACACTTGAAAGCGCTAAGCGCATGGAAATGCTATTCCCGGAAGAACAGCCGACAACAGCTACACCTAACAATAATAACAATGGAAAGACAGCCGATGAATAATTGGCTATCAATTTATTTTGGAGCTTGATATGGCAGACGAAATCCACGCACTTAACAAAAATGAAATACAAGACATAGATTATGACACATATTTTGGTGAGATGGATTTATCTGACAAGGAAAAGGAAGATAGAAAAAAGCTTGCTGAAAAGTTTGAAAAAATCTTTGTTATGCTATTTGCCTTGTTATCCGGCAAGGAAGAAACAGAGATAACAACTATCACCAAAGAATTTATCATCAGATATGAGAGCATTGCCACACAGTATTGTAAGGTCAAGAGGACACCCTCATATATTACGGATTATGCCAGGTACATTGTGAATGAGGTAGTTGACGCTACCACACAAAATACTGAAGTAGAGTATTTTACTTCGCAAAAGCGAGCAAAAAATGTAGCTGCGAATGAAGCTAATGCAGTCGGCAATTACAGATTGCAAACTGATATGGTGAAACAAGGTTACAAAACAAAAGAGTGGCGCTCAAAAGAGGATTCACATGTCAGACCTACACATGCGAATGTTGACAGAAAGAGGATTGATATTTTTGAGCCGTTTGAAGTTGGAAATTCACTGATGATGTTTCCCAAAGACCACTCTTTAGGGGCACAAGTAAAAGAAATAGCAGGGTGTAGATGCAGTCTTAAATATTACAAATAATGAGCAACTTGTAAGGAAAACTTATAGGTTGCTTTTTATTATACAAAAAATTTGCAGTTGTGCGTTAAACAACAGAAAAACTCGGCTGGTGCGACCAGCGATAACAAAAGCGTGAGTTACGGAGGTAATTGAAATGACAAGAAATGATGTTTTGAAGCTTTTTCCGGACGCAACGGATGAGCAGATAACAAATCTGCTCAACAAGAGCGGTGAGGAAATGGCAAGAGAGAAAGAGAAAACCAATCAGTATAAGGCTAAAGCCGACAAAGCTGACGAGCTACAGACACAGCTTGATGAGCTACAGTCGGGCAACATGACGGAGCTTGAAAAGGCAAATAAAGCCTTAGAGACAGCCAATCAGCAGATTGCCAAGCTACAGAAAGATAATGCTGTCAGAGATTTACGAGAGAGCGCAATGTCTGATTTTGGCATTACTGCAGAACAGGCAAAGACAGTAGTAAAAGAGGACGGCTCTTTTGACACAACATCACTTGGCAAGATTATTTCCGACATGAAAGCCAATGCGATAGCGGAGTATGAGAAAAATGCTCTCAACAATACTCCTAATCCAAACAATGGCGGTAACAATAATGAACCCGACTCAAAGCCAGCAGATGTAGCCAATGCAGAACAAATCTCATTCGGTACAGTTGCAAGTGCTGAAAGTCAAAACAGCTATGTAATTTAAAACAGGAGGTAGAACGATGGGAAAGCCAATCGTAAGAGACTTTACACAGGGTAAAGGAATTTTAAAATTTTTCCCTTATGAGGGTGCAGCGTGCCTTGTACCACAGACTATGGTAACAAGCGCAGACACAAACGGAATGAAGATTGTACCAGCCGGTACACCATTCCCAAGCAATGACGCAGAGTGTAAGGGTTATCTGTTACACGATGTAGATGTAACAATGGGTGACGCACCTGGAACATATGTATATCAGGGAACTATTGATTGGGAGAAAGTTAAGTCACTTTCAATCGCAGATGAAGCTAGAACTGCAACACCTAGAGTTACTTTCTATGGTGCGCCAAAGATTGTAGCAAGTCAGGTCTAAAAGGAGGTAGAAGAACATGGCATTACCATTAGCAGAAGCATTTACAGCGAGAAGCCTCGGTGTAATGTGGAACAATTATCAGAAAACATTAGGAACTGCCCCTTATCTTGGCAGACAAAAATTTGGAACACGTAAACAGGACTCGCTCGACCTTAGATTTATCAAGGGCAAGAACGGACTGCCGGTATCACTCAAAGCTTCAAACTTTGATGCACAGGCAGAGTTAAGAGATGTTGGAGGTTTCTCTGACATTCAGAACTCAATGCCATTTTATCGTGAGTCTTATATGGTAACGGAGAAAGAGGAACAGGAGTATGACAATTACAGAACTTCTGAAAACTCTAGCCTTGCCAATAATGTATTACGTGAAATCTCAAAGAAACCAATGAACCTTATCGAGGGCGCATTAGTTGTGCCGGAGAGACAGATTTGGCAGTTACTTGCACCTACAGATGGTGTTCCAAGAATAAAGGTAACTATTGACAAAAAGCCATATTACATTGATTACCTTTCAGATAACGAGAAATCAGAGCATACAGCAAGCCATTACAAGACTTTTACAGGCACAAGCGCATGGGACAAGTCGGCTACAGCCACACCACTTGACGACCTTATTAGGGCAAAGAGAGAGTTTTCAAAGGCAACAGGATATTCTCTCACTCGTTTTACCATGAACACAGAGACATGGGAAATGGTACTTAACGCAGAAGATACAAAGAAACAGGTACTCGGTATCACTGCTTACAATGGCGGTATCAGATTACAGCAAGGACAGGTTGTTGATTATCTGAAAGGCTATGGCATTGAGATTGAAGTTTACGACAAGCTCTATGTTGATGAGACAGGACAGACACAGTACTTTGTACCAACAGGCATTGTATCTGCACAGTCTGCCGGAGTATTCCTTGGCGATTACACATTCGGTAAGACACCAGAGGAAAGAAGCGGAAGTATCACAGACGGAAACCTCTCACTTGTTGAGACCGGTGTATCTGTATACACATACGCTACAAACCATCCTATCAATACTCACTGTATCGTATCTATGATTGGATTACCTACATTTGAGGGTATGGATAGCGTTATGGTTCTCAAAGTTAAGGAGGATTAGGGCTTATGATAGCAACGCACTCTATAAAGCATGATGGAGTGTGGTATAAAGTCGGAGATGAGGTGCCGGAAAGCAATAGCAATTCGGTGCCTTCTGATTTTATAGACCCACCTGAAACACCATACACAAAGACGGAAATTAACAGAATGTCAACAGCAGACCTAAAGAAGCTTGCGAGCGAAAATGGTATTGAAAATGCCACAGAAATAAATGGCAGCGACTTGAAGAAAATGTTAATTGAAAAGTTTGGATTATAAGGAGCTTAGCATGGAATACACCACATTAGAGCAAGTCAAAATCAGACTCAAACAATTTCATATCGAAACTGTCACAAACGATGATGATACAACATCTGATGTGGTTGTGTTCGATAAAAAGGAAGATAACCCACTCATTGAACAGCTCATTAAACAAGCCACGGAAGATGTAAAAGCAAAAAGGTGCTATCCGGACACTTTCACTGATGATGATATAACTGCCGATTTAAAGCAGTTTGAGAATGTCGTTATCAATCTTGCTGTCTACGACCATTCACAAGCCGGTGAAAACTACATGAGCGCATTAAGCGAGGGCGGTGTGAGCCGTACATGGAAAGACAGAGATAAGCTGTTTGTCGGAGTTTTCCCTTTTGTCAAAGTGCTATAAATCTTGCCTATAGGGCATTATATAAAAAGATAAGAAGATTGTGCGTTACCATTTTACTGATGTCGGTAAAGTGGTAGCAGGCGGTACACATTAAGTGGTGGTGGGCGGTGTGCCAATTACCAAAGACGAAAGGCTGTAAGATGAATAATTTAATCTATCAGACATACATTATTGCCTTGCCAATTGTCCTGACAGCACTTTTGGGTTATATTGTTTGGCTTTTACAAGAGCAGAAAAAGCAAAAAGCAATAGACACAAAAGAAAGAAATGAACGCATTGAAGAGGAAAAGAAGCTACGACAAGCAAACGGAAAAGGTACAATGCTACTTTTACGAGTACAGCTTATCGAATACCATGATAAGTACATGAAGCTTGGCGAAATTCCCTCGTATGCGTATCAGAATTTTTGCGAGATGTATGACGCATACCACGCACTCGGTGGTAATGGTATGGTAACAAAAATGAAAAATGAGATTGAGGAAATCCATTTAGGCAAAGGAGGTAAAAACTGATGGACTTTACACAAGTACCTACAGTAGTTGCCATTATGGTAATTACTTATTTAATCGGATATGCTTCAAAGCAGATACCACAGGTTAAAGATAATATTATTCCTATTATCGTAGGTGTAGCCGGTGGAGTACTCGGTATTGTTGGAATGTTTGTAATTCCCGGTTATCCGGCGGACAACATTCTTGACGCAATAGCAGTTGGCATTGTGTCGGGCATGGCAAGTACCGGTGTTAATCAGATTTACAAGCAGATAAAGAAAAATGCTTGACATCAATAAGCAGGCCATGAAATACGCGCTTCAAGGTCAAACTGTCACAGTCTATGAAAAAGACGAGGACGGAAATCTAAAGTTTTATGAGACAGAGGACGGAGAGAAGATATATTACACCCATGAAGAAACAGGCTTTTCAGAGCCTGTTGATTTTCGGGCAAATATATCGTTTGACGGAGGAGAAGCGCAGAACAAGGAATATGGCTTTAATACGGCTGATTTTGATGCTGTTTTGCTAACAGACAGAGGAGAATACCCTTTTAAAAAAGGTGACGTTATTTGGCTTGATAGCGAGCCTACAAAGGATGAAAACGGATTAGTTGATTCGACTTCCGCAGACTTTACAATAGTAGGAGTAAAACCCTCTCTCTACTCAGTTAAATACATGTTGAAAGCAGTTGTGAAAGAAGTGTAATTATGAAGATTGACGTTTCCCTGACAGAAAAATCTATACAAGATGCGATAGACAAGCTTGAAAGATACAAAGACCGCTTACAGGACAAGTGCATAGCGTTTGTCGGAGAACTTGCTAGTAATGGTATAGCCGTAGCACGAGCAAATACAGGCAATTTTGGGCACTATATTACATTTAGTTACGAAATTAAAGATACAACAAACGGCTGTACGGCTATTGTGCTTGCTACCGAAACAGGGCAGATACAAAGTACATGGCAGACGGCAGATGGACTTAAAACAGTTGATGTATCGCCTTTGCTTATGGCTGAATACGGCTCAGGCTGGAAAGCTAAACCACATTTCAATGACGCAAGGGGCGGTCAGGGCACTTTCCCGGGACAGACACACGCATTCGATAGTGAGGGTTGGTATTGGAGAGACGAAAGCGGAGAATTACACCATTCATACGGCATTACACCTACAATGCCGATGTATCGTGCATTTTTAAAAATGGAAAATGACATTATGAGAACGGCACGGAAAAATTTTAGTTGAGGTGAGATAAAGTGGCGAGTCAAAATCAATGGGTTTATGACCTTGAAAATCTCACATATGCGATTGTGAAAACACGATGTGAGAAAAAATTGAAAACTAAATATCCCAAGCTAAAATTCACGCAAGAGGAACAGTCGGACAGTGCAGCGGCTAGTTTCCCGACAGTGCTAGTTCAAGCACTCGAACCTATTGAACAGAATGAGGATTTAGAGTGTGAAAGAATAAATACAGTGTTATTTACGGCACAAGTAATTGTTACAACGAATAAAAGCCGTTCAGAAGCTTTGAATGTGGCGCAGACAGTGGCTAATGAATACAAAGCTATGTCATTCAAGCTGACAACAATCCCATTCGCTAGGAAGAACGGCAAATTATGGACAGCAACATTACGTGCTAGGCGGTCATTCGACTGGAATGATAGATTATAAGAGCCTTTTGGCTCTTATTTTTTTATGAAAAATTAGGAGGTAACAAAAATGGCAACAGGTTTAAAAAGTAGAATTGCTTACAAGACACCAACCGCATCCGCCACAAGTGGCGATTACTGGGCTGGAACTTACAAGCTCTTAATAAGGGCAAAATCAATTCCCTCACCATTCGGTTCACAGAACATGGTAGATACTTCAACTCTTGAAGATTTAGTAGAAACACAGGAAATGGGCAGACGTTCAGCCGGCTCCATGGAAGTTGAGGGAGCTTTCGAGAAGAAGTACAAAGACGAGATGGTAACTAACGAGGGTAAGAAGCTCGATTTTATCATTCTCTATGGTACAGACGGAAAAGGTTCAGAGGGTATCTGTGCTTTTATCGGACAAGAATCATTCGCCCCAGGTGAGGCTTCCGATGACCACTTAACAGGAACTGCGACTGTATCAGTTCAGACAGTACCTAAGTGGATTGAGGATAACTACGAGGTTGCGGTAACAGAGGATGACCAAGGCTATCCTACATCAATCACACTCACAAAAAAAGGGTGAGCCAATCGGAAAAAGCCGTAGCGGTTGGCTATGATGATAGCACGGCTGACAGCGAACTTGAAGATACAATATAGTAAGGTAATTGAGGCAGTTTTAATACTGCCTCTTTCCCTATATAAATTAGGGAGAAAGGGAAAGATAAAATGAAAATTAAATTAAATGGAAAAGAGTATACAGTTAAATTCGGATATGCACCGGTAGTTAAAAATAAAATTATTCCAAGACTCGTAGGAATGGAGCAACAGGGTGAGGGGCTTGAAGTCATTGACAACATGCTTGAGTTTCTGCCGGAGTTTTTGCTCGTAGGTTTACAAAAATTCCACGCTGACGAATTTGGCTTTGATTTTGACAATAAAGAAGCAAAAGAGAAACAGCTTGTAAAGGTATACGATTTACTTGACGATTACCTTGACCCGGAGAATGAAGAGGGCGGAGATTTACAATCACTCTATAATGACTTGTCTGCGGAAATGGAGAAAAACAGTTTTTTATCCAAGATGTTGGCGAAAGAGGTACAGACAGCCAAGAAGAAACCAATCAAGAAGTAAAAGAGCTTACATGGGAAGTGTATTGTAACGAAATCCGCCCATATTGGCTTTTAGCAACTAAAGGCTATGGATTTAGCGTTGAGGACATAGATATGTCTTGTCCGGCTGATTTAGAGCCTTATTCAAAGGCTTATATGCTTGAACAAAAAGAAGCTGACTCCAACATGTGGGCTTGGTGGGGCACATACGGATTGAGCGCAACTCTTACAGCAATTGACAGAGCTTTAAATAACAACAAAGCAAGAGCGAAATACATTGAAAAATCATTAAGCGAGCAATACTCAAAAGATAACGAGCCTAAATACAAGGAGTCTAATGAGGAAATTGCCGTTTATGAGATGAAGCAACGAATTAACGCATTAAGACAATCAGGATTACCTGAAAGTCCTGATTAATGAGGTGAAAATATGGCATATAAAGGAATTGACGTATCGTCATATCAAGGAAATATTGATTGGAGCAAGGTTAAGTGGGCCGGAGTGCAATTTGCAATCCTAAAAATAATCCGCAAAGACCTTAATCCGGATAAAACCTTTGAGCAAAACTGGAAAGGCTGTACTGATGTAGGAATGCCAATACAAGGTGTTTACAACTACTCATACGCTACAACAGTAGAGAAAGCAAAGACAGACGCAAATAAGGTCATTCAGACACTTAACGGACGGAAAACCTTTGTTTGGTTAGATGTTGAAGATAAGTGCCAGCAAGGACTTGGACAGACACTTATTGATATTATCAACACATATCAGAGTGTTATCAAGAGTGCTGGGCTTAACTTTGGTGTATACACAGGGCTTAGCTTTTATAATCAGTACATTGCACCATACGCAAATCAGATTAATTGTCCATTTTGGATTGCACGCTATCCATCAACTAAGGGAATGTCTATTGGTGATGAGCCTAATAGCGCAAAGAAGCCTGTTATTCAACATTCTCTGTATGGCTGGCAGTATTCAAGTGCGTTTACTTGTAGCGGTCTGAATAACAGTACTGACGCTAACTTACTCTATGTTGAGCTTGACAAGGGTGACGGAATAGAAAATAGTTCGGCACCGACAGCAACTCCAGTAAAGAATAACACTTGGAAAGGCAATGAGGAATATTACCTCAATAATGATGATGTAAGAAAATGGCAACATGCCATGAACATCGGATTTGACACAAACGAGCTTAAAGAAGATGGCAAGTTTGGAGCCAATTCACAGAGATTTGCTAAAAATCACAATTTGTGGAGCGGTCAGAGGCATAACTGCCCGACAGCCATTAAGTGGCTGAGAAAAACTCTGCATGACAAGTACCATTTTTACAAACTTGATACTGATTACAAAGAGTGGAGTGACTATCTCACTAAATGTGTCATGGTATTTCAAAAGAATAGAGGTCTTAAGCAAGATGGTTATGTTGGATTAATTACAACATACTATCTGCTCAAAGACTAAATACATGAGAGCTACTTTAGGGTAGCTCTTTTTTATTACAGGGAGGTGAGAAAATGGCAGAGAGCATTGAGCTTCAAATCAAGTCGGACGCGCAACAAGCGACTAGAGCCATAGGCAATTTACAAGATAAGTTGCGAGGCCTTGGAGACACTCTCAATTCCCTCAATGGTGCAAGCATAAGCAATTTTGCGAGTGGAATGTCACAACTTGCAACATCACTCAGAAGCGTGAGCAGTATTGACACTCGTACCTTTAGCAAGATTGCAACTAACATGGAGAAACTCGGCAACCTTGATACTGCAAGACTTGTCAGCTCGGCAAGTGCCTTAAAGAGCATGGCAACAGAATTGTCGGGCTTTGCGAATATCTCAAAGCAATCAGCAGAGATTACACAGCTAACGGCTTCAATCTCAAAGCTCGGTTCAAAATCAGCCGGTTATGCTGCGGATAACATAAGAAACCTTGGTAGTGCCTTAAAAGAGGTAATGACAACATTATCTAACGCACCGAGAGTCAGCAACAACATTATTCAAATGACTAATGCACTTGCTAATCTGTCACAGCAAGGCTCAAAAGTCGGTTCGGCTAGTAGGTCGCTCATAACAGGCTTTTCAAACACAACTAAGTCAATTAAGAGTACAAGAAGTGGATTCAGGGGCTTAGCTTCAACTATCGGTAAGTTTTATGCAACTTATTGGATGGTTATGCGAGCTGTAGGAAAAATAGGCAGTGCAGTTGATTTAGCAAGCCAACTAACCGAGGTTCAAAACGTAGTAGATACCACGTTTGGTGACATGGCAAGCAAAGTTGATGATTTTACAAAAACATCAATTCAAGACTTCGGAATGTCTGAACTGACGGTTAAGCAAATATCAAGCCGATTCCAAGCACTGGGTACTTCTGTAGGCATTACATCACAGCAAGTGGCGAATGGTACGGCAGTGGCAAATAAAGCTCTTATGAGCCAAAATAACACGCTATACAAGACTACAGACAGTATGGCTGATATGTCGCTTAATCTTACAAGATTAGCTGGTGATATGGCTTCATTCTACGATGTAGACCAAGCTGATGTTGCAAAGAGCTTACAATCCATTTTTTCGGGAACAATCGCACCATTAAGGAGATACGGACTTGATTTAACACAGGCCACGCTTTCAGAGTGGGCTATGAAAAACGGACTTGACGCAAATATCAAGTCAATGACGCAAGCCGAAAAGGTGTTGCTAAGATATAATTATGTCATGGCAAATACGCAAGCTGCGCAAGGCGATTTTGCTAAGACCGCCAACACTTGGGCTAACAGTGTAAGAGTCCTTAAGCAAGAGCTCCAAGCATGGGGCAGTATCATAGGTAGCGTAATAATCAATGCTCTAAAGCCGTTTGTTCAAGCCTTAAGTAAAGTAATGCTCAAGGTTATCAGCTTTACAAGAACTGTAGCTGACGCACTCGGAGCAATCTTCGGATGGACTATCGAGATAAGCGGTGGCGGTGCTACTGTTGACGGCATGGAGGACATAGCTGACGGAGTTGGCGATATTGGCGATAATGCTGATAGTTCTAATAAGAAAGCCCAAAAACTGAAAAAGACACTGCTTAGCATAGATGAGATACACGCACTTGACGATAACAGCGATAGTGGCAGTGGTGGGGGTTCGGGCAGTGGCGGTTCAGGCGGTGGCGGAGCTGGCAGTGGTGTTGATAGCTCGCTGAAAAAGACTGATGGATTGCTCGAAAAATACAAATCATCAATCAAAGATTTATACTCCCTCGGAAAGTACATCGGTGACGCTCTTGCGAGTGCTATGGAGAGCATTGATTGGAAGAAAATTTATCGGAAAGCCGACAATTTTGGAAAAGGACTTGCAGATTTCCTCAATGGCTTAATCAGCCCAAGACTCTTTTACGATTTGGGCGCAACAATAGCCGGTTCACTGAACACAGCTTTGCATTTCCTCAATTCATTCGGTACAACATTCGACTGGACTAATTTTGGCTTGTCAATTGCTAACGGCATTAATGGATTCTTTAAGAATTTTGATTTTGCGTTACTGGCAAAAACTATTAACGCATGGGTACAAGGAATATACACCATGCTAACCACGGCAATTAAAAATGTGTCGTGGAAAGATGTACTCAAAGGCATTACGGACTTTTTAAGCAATTTGGACATTAAAACTGTTGAGATAATAGTTGGAACATTGCTGATAAAAAAGATAATTTCGTTAAAATTGGGTTCAGTGGCACTTGCTTTTATTGGAAAATCATTATCAAAAGCGATAGCACAGGCAATAGCTTCAAAAATTGGATTTGAGCTTGTAGAGGGAGCTGGTATTGGAACAGCAATAATGCAAGCATTTAAAACGATTTTTGCCTCATTGTCAACAAACCTCGGGCTACTTATAGAAGGACTATTCAGTGGTTTAAGTTTGGGTGATGCAATAACGGCCGCATTCGGAACAGGGGCAGCAGACCTATTAGCAACAATCGGTTCTGCTTTTTCAGCAATAGCCGGAACGATTTTATCTATTGTAAATTTTGTCAAAATGTTAAAAGACGGATTTAGTTGGATAAATGAAATTCTAATGGTAATAGGTGTTGCATTGGCCACAATCGGAGCAATATTAGCTGGTGTGGCAGCATTGCCGGCGGTAATTGTTGGAGCAATAGTGGCGGCAGTCGCAACGATTGTTGTTGTGGTAAAAGATAATTGGAACACAATTTGCGAACTGTTTTCAACAGTTGGCGAATGGTTCAATGGAAATGTCATTGAGCCTGTAGTTTCATTTTTTAAAGATATGTGGAAAACCATAAGTGGCTTTTTCGGTTCTCTATGGAAAGACATAGTAACTGTGTGGCAAGGAGCTTCGAAATGGTTCAGTTCCACAGTAATTGAGCCGATAGTCGGATTTTTCAAAGGTTTTGCTACACGAGCACAACAGATTTTTCAAGGTGTTTGGATAATAATTCAAGCAATTTGGATAGTAGCTTCAAGCTGGTTTAATAATAATGTAATTACTCCAATTTCAAATCTGTTTAATTTTTTAAAAACGCTTATACAGACAACGATACAGACAGCAAAAGATTTTGTCTTTTCAACGTGGCAAGGGGTGGCAAGTTGGTTTAGCGGTACAGTAATACAACCGATTTCAAACTTCTTTAATATGTTGAAAGCTGGCATAACATCGGCACTTAGCGTAGCAAAGAACTTTGTTATATCTACTTGGCAAAGCGTGGCGGGTTGGTTTAATGGCAATGTTATTTCGCCTATTACAAACTGCTTTAATATTATGAAAAATGGAATTACAAACGCGTTTAATTATGTGTGGAGTTCAATAAGAGGCGGTGTCACAGGGGCTATGAACTACGTTATTTCAAAAATAGAGAATGGGGTTAATTTTGTTGTCAGTGGAATTAACTCTTTATTAAGAGGATTTAACAAAGTTGTTTCTATGGCTGCTAAGGTGGCTGGTGCAAATTGGAACGGAGTATCGTTAGTTCCGAAAGTACATATTCCAAGGCTTGCCAGCGGCGGAATTTTCCCAAGGGGAGAGGACGGCATGGCTTTCATCAATCACAATGAGTTAGTCGGCAAATTCTCAAACGGCAAAAATGTAGTTGCAAACAACCAACAAATCACCGAGGGAATTAAACAGGCTGTCATGGAGGGCATGGCACAAGTAATGATGAACTCTAATGTCGGTGGAAGCTCTGCGCCTATCATTGAAAATGTGTTTAAGTGCGACAGTGAAACACTCTATCGCATGACACAGGTAGGCAAGGCAAAGCACGGACAACGATATATTGTAGCAAATGAATTTGGCTAAGACACTCACACCTATGTGGGTGTCTTTTTACGAGGTAACAATATGGCAATGATGTTAGTAGACGGAGTGGAATTACCTACTCCGTCAAGCTTTGAATGGGGCTTGATTGATGTGTCTGCAAGCGATAGTGGACGTACACAAGACGGCAAAATGCACAAGAATAGAATAGCACAGAAACGACAAATTAAATTGTCGTGGAATGGTACAGACAAGGCTAGGACAGCAAAGATACTTCAAATGGTAAATCCGGAATATATATCGGTAGCATATCCTGACGCTATGAGCGGCACTGACGAAACACGCACATTTTATGTAGGTGACAGAAGCGCGCCTATCAAGATATGGATTGTCAACAATAAGAGGTATGAGACGTTGAGTTTTGACCTCATAGAAGTATAAGGCGGTGATTTAATGCTTAACGTATCGGCTAAATGGCAAAGAGCAGTAATGCTCGATAATGATATAAATGTAAATTGTTTTGCTGACATAGTTACGGCAAGTGGCGAAAAAATCCCTATTAGTGATAGTGAGCTGTGGGCGAATGGCTTCGAAATTAATGACTCAACATCAAGCAATGGCACTTTCACAATCGGGGCTTTGATTGCCGGAAAACTGAAAATTAAGCTGAATAATATTTATGAAGATTACAGCAAGTATGATTTTGACAAGGCAAGAGTAACAGCATATGTTTCAAAAAGCTTTTCTGATGGCACAAGTGAAAAACTAAAAATCGGTGAGTATAGAGTCAGCGAGACAAGCTATGACGGCTCGCTTATAACGCTTACTTGTCTTGACAATATTAATAATTTCAATCGTGAGTATGATAGCAATTTAAGCTACCCTACGACAACGTATGAGGTAGTCAGAGACGCTTGTATTAAGTGTGATGTACCTTTTACTATGGCGAGATTTGATAACTCTGATTACGTGATTAACGAGATACCGAGTGATAATCAAAAGCTCACATATGGACAAGTAATAGCCTATATTTTGCAGTTGAGTGGATTATGGGGCAAGTGCGGTCATGATGGCGAATTGCTTATCGGCTGGTATGATATGAGCCAGTTTGGGAGCCAAAATTACAATGGTGGAACTTTTAGCACAAAAACTACACCATACTCTGACGGAGATAGTGTTGATGGTGGAAATTTTACCGACTATTCAAGTGGAGATATTGCTGATGGTGGAACATTCACGGAGGCGAGAAATTACCACAATATTTACACGCAAAAAGACTTGAATGTTGCGACTGATGATGTTGTTATCACCGGGGTAAAGGTAACTGTAACCTCAAAAGAGGATAAGGCAAAAGATGTTAATGCACTTGCCGGAAAAGAGGGATATGTAGTCTCAATCTCTGACAATCCCTTCATTCCGGCAGACAAGGCACAGACAGTTGCAAACTATATATTCAAAAAAATCGGTGGCATGAGGTTCAGACCCCTTGATGCTACACTCTTGTCAAACCCACTGATTGAGAGCGGAGATGTAGCACTTGTGACAGACCGCAAGCAGAATACCTATAGCTGTTTTATTTCTAACCGAACATTTACAGTTGGAAGTGGCACAAAAATTTCGTGCGACGCTGAAAATGCTTCAAGAAATAGTGCTGATAAATTCAGTAATGAGACAAAGGCTGTCGTACAAGCTAGGAAAGTTGCACAGGCACAACTAAGTGCATATGACAAGCAAATGCAATTACTGACACAGCTAATGTCACAATCACTCGGACTTTTTAAGACCGAGCAGAAGCAAGAGGATGGCTCGATTATTTACATCATGCACAATAAAGCCGACCTTAATTCGAGCAACATACAGTGGAAAATGACGGCTAATGGCATGGCTGTATCAAGTGACTATGGTAAAACGTGGAATGCCGGAATTGATAAAGACGGAAACGCTATTTTCAATATTATGTCTGCTATTGGCATTAATTTTGACTGGGCGCATGGTGGCACGCTCACTTTAGGCGGTGAGAATAACACAAACGGCAAGCAGTATGTCAAAGACGCAAACGGAAAGACACTTGTAACGCTGGATAATAAAGGCATTGCACTTGATAGCAGTGTGAAAATTGCTTGGGATAATGTGGCTGAAGCTACTGCTAAAGTCACTCAAATAACCAAAGACACAGTGACTACAAGCTATGTAAATGCACTTGATGTTAAGGCCGGTTCAGTTGACGCGGAGGACATCACAGGAACAACAATTACCGGCAAGAATATTGTTGGCGGAACAATTGATATTGGAAATGGAGTGTTTGCAGTTGATAGTGATGGAAAAGTAACCGCTTCAAATCTTAATATGTCCGGTGGGAGTATTGCACTGAACGGAAATTTAAGTAATTCAACGATTGATTTAACGGCCACTGACAATTCAGGAAACAATTATGAGCTTTGGATGAATGGTGCGGTATTGCGAATTGTCAAAAATGATGAGAACTTGATTACCATTTACGGAGCCACAGGCTCTATAGGTGCACAGACAATGTATGCTCAAGAGATAGGCTCTGATAAATTCAGAGAAACCGATAGAGGATATGCAATGTGTGGTGACGCAACAGGGCATACATACCATTGCGGTTGGAATGGCAGTGCCTTAAGTTTCCAAGTTGATACTACTTGGGTATGGAGTTCGTCAGATAAACACTTAAAAAAGAATATTAAAGCAATTAATCAAGATTATATTGATGCAGTAGGCTCGGTTGATTTATTCCAATACAATCTTAACAGACGAGGATATTCAGACAAGCCGTTATATTTTGGAGCAATGGCGCAGGATATAATCGAGAATCTTAAAGATAAAGGACATGTCGATGAAAATCTTGATATGATTTTCCAAAATAAAGCAACATCGGATGATGATACACTGTACTATGGCATGAACTATGAGCAATTCCTAATCTTAAGACTTGCCGGAGACGAGCAGAAGATTGATAAGATGCAAAAACACACAGATGAACTGGAAGATAAGTTTTCAAGATTGTGTCAGAAATTAGGCATTGACGAAAGCGAGGTATAGCTTATGGCAATTCAAATGAGACGAGGGGCATACGCGGAGTTTGACCCCTTAAAAATGAAAGCTGGAGAATGGGCGGTATCGACCGACTCCGACACGAAAAAACAGCAGATATGGATGTGTTTCGCACCCGGAATAGTTAAGCGGATGGGAACTGTTGAGGATTTTGACACTGAAATTCAAAGACTTATTCAGAGCTATCTTGACGGCATGGCTCAATCTGTATCACAAGCTCAAAAATCAGCAGAACTTGCCACAAGCAAAGCTCAAGAATCATCCACCTCTGCAAGTAATGCTAAAACTAGCGAGACCAACGCAAAGACCAGTGAAACCAACGCGTCAAACTCGGCCACAAAAGCAAGGAATAGTGAAACCAATGCTAAAGCGAGTGAAACAAAAGCTAAAGCAAGTGAGACCAGTGCGTCTACCTCTGCAAGTAACGCTAAAGCGAGTGAAACAAATTCTAAGACCAGTGAAACTAATGCCAAGAAATCAGAGACTAATGCATCTACAAGCGCAGCTAACGCAAAAAACAGTGAAACTAATGCCAAGGCTTCTGCTACTAGCGCGTCAACTTTTGCAAGTAACGCTAAGACAAGTGAAACAAAAGCCAAGGCTTCTGAGACCAACGCAAAGACCAGTGAAACCAACGCGTCAAACTCGGCCACAAAAGCAAGGAATAGTGAAACCAATGCTAAAGCGAGTGAAACAAAAGCTAAAGCAAGTGAGACCAGTGCGTCTACCTCTGCAAGTAACGCTAAAGCGAGTGAAACAAATTCTAAGACCAGTGAAACTAATGCCAAGAAATCAGAGACTAATGCATCTACAAGCGCAGCTAACGCAAAAAACAGTGAAACTAATGCCAAGGCTTCTGCTACTAGCGCGTCAACTTTTGCAAGTAACGCTAAGACAAGTGAAACAAAAGCCAAGGCTTCTGAAACCAATGCTAAGACAAGTGAGACTAACTCTGCAAAGAGCGAGTCGGAAGCGCAAAAGTACGCAGAACAAGTTAAAGAAATATCTGAGAGCTTCAGCGGAGCATTAAGACCTCTTGGAACAATCAACTTTGCCGACTTACCGAGCACAGCGGATGCTAATTCTGGTGATATGTACAATATAACCGACCAGTTTACCACAACCACTGATTTTAAAGAGGGGGCTGGTAATATAATTCCTGCCGGAAGTAACGTATATTTAACTGTTGATAGATATTGGGATGTGCTTGCCGGCACACCGGTAACAGGAGTAAAAGGTGCAAAAGAAGCATATTATCGCAGAGGAAATGTAAACATAACTCCTGCCAATATCGGAGCGGTTGCAGAAGGTGGAAATATAAGCGATACAACAGTTACTTTTGCCGCTACAACAACTAGAGCAAACCTTGTTTCTGGTGAAAAAGTGTCGGTCGGCTTCGGAAAAATTAAGAAGTGGTTCGCTGATTTGAAAAGCTTTGCCTTTAAAGATTTGGTGAATAACCTCACGACTTCTACCACTGGAAGCGCATTAGACGCGAGTCAAGGCAAGATTTTAAATGACAAATATGATGAATTAAACCGAAGTTTAGATATTGATTATTATACTTCGACTATACCAACTAATTATGTAACTTTTTCTGGTTCAATTGCTTTAGAAAGCAGCAATGCCTTTTATTTGGAAGTTTATAAGATAGGAAAACTTGTCTATTTTGTAATACGATGTAAAATAGCAAATTCTAATGATGGGGCATGGAGAGTTAAAATTAACAAATATCCTATGAAACAAACAACTTGCCATGCTTTTTCAGCATTTAAAGGTACTGGCTCTTATGTTCCATGCTACAGTGATTCAAATGGTTATATAGTAAATCAGGGTGGAACAGGTAAGTACGCAATTATTATGAGTGGTGAATACGTTACTACATAATTATTATTTCCAATAAAATATTACATATTGAACTCTACAACTCATATTCATTTGTATTATATCTTTAAAAACTACATGCCATTTATTATTTAATACAGTTACACCTTCTAAGTGACAAGGAAAAGCCGATCCATCACCATTACTTATTAATATAGCAATATTATTAGTAGCGAGACTTTCTAACTCAAACATTTTTTCGACTTCTTCTAAGGTAAATAACACAAACGAATTTCCACCCTTTGTCGCTGTTCTTACTGCGGTGCCAACTTTAATTTTTATGCTATTTGATTTATTAAACTCTGTCTTTAAATTACCTAAACTCTGGTTTAGCAGACTATCACAAATAGGATTTTGTGCATAAAAAGAGAGGGCATAAGCCCTCTCGATTATTTTACAGGAATAGGGTTACAAAACAATCCATGTTGTCAATATTCGACATAATAAAACACTTTAAAGTGCTACAGTAATGACGTTCTCAAACAAGAGAACTCTTCAAGTTTCGGTAGGGCGGTGGATTTTTCTGCCGTCCTAATATTGATATTTAAGAACAAATGTTCTATAATTGATGTATCGGAGGTGGCATTGTATGGAATATAAAGAAGAAATAATTAAAATGATTGAGGGCTTGGAAGATAAAGACCTGTTATTGTACTTGTATGTATTTATTAAAGGAAAAATAGAGGCAGAGTAAAAACTCTGCCTTGTGGTTATATTTTCTTTTCCCAAACATTACCACACTTTGAACACACAAACTTTGTTTTGCCGCTCTTGCCTTTAATTCCGGTAGCAGCGCCGACAACGGCACCGACAGGTCCGAAGAGACCACCTACTGTGTTGCCAACAAGCGCTTTACCGAACGAGAATTTTTTCTTGGTATCAACAGGTATGCCAACACCATCACAACCAAATTTAGGACATTTAACAGTTTTACTCATAATAAAATACCACCTTTCTTATTAATTTAATTTATTTTGAGTATTTTTCATACATTACATCTATTAAATTCATAATACTTTCCAGCTCTTTATCCGACAATTTAGATAACTTAAATACATAGTCCTTGAGCTTACTGTCTATATTTGAAAGGTCATAATCTGTATTTGCTTGTTCAAATATAGGGTTACTTTCTTCACCTGTAACTAGATATGATAAGGTAGTTCCTAAAAAATCGGCAATTTTCTGCATATTTTTAGTTTTTGGCTCGCTCTTTCCTCTTTTCCAATCAGATAGAGTCATGTTTGAAATGCCTGTAGCTCTTGAAACATCGGCATTTTTCAAGCCTTTTTCGTCTAGTAATTTCTGATAATGTTCATACATAAAAAACCCCTCATAAATTATTATGGAAAACTTTAAAATAATGCTTGACAATTAAAGAAAACCATAATATACTAGACCTAGATTAAGGAAAGCCTTAAAACCTAGGTTTTAATTTTGTTATTTTGTTGTCTTGGTAAGTTTCATTATAACGGATTTCCTTAATAAAATCAATATATTTTTAAGGAAAGGAGCGTAAAAAATGAATAATTCTAAGAAATATGCTCAATCATATTCGAGATTTGAGCAAATTTTGAAGAAAAAGGGTATCACATCATACCGAGTAGCAACAGACTTGAACTTTTCACCTATGTTGCTTTCAGATTGGAAGAGAGATAAAAGCAAGCCAAAATTAGACACCATGATTAAAATTGCAAGCTATCTTGATGAACCGGTTGAAAGTTTCGTGGATTAGAAAGAAAGGAGCAAAAATGAAAAAACCATCTGTTTCAGATGTAGCATTAGTGCTTTCAATATTTGTTTTGCTGTTTCAGATTTTTTGCCATTTTATTTTGCCAAAGCTTTGACAAAATCAATTATTTCTGAATGATGTACAGCAAATTCCATTAAAGCACAGATGATAGAAACAGCCACAGAAATCCAACCTTTAACATCTGCCTTGCCCGATGTTTCCAATGCAATATCAGCTTGCGTTTTAGAACTTTCAGCAATCTCTTTTGCGGAATCAGCTTGAGATTTAGCGGATTGAGCCATATCGTGAAGTTCCTTGCTTGTCTTTTCGAGATAAGCAGACTGACTTTCTAAAAGCTCGTATGGAGATTTGTCTTTTTCATATGTAGGTGATTCAATTTTAGGAATTTTGTGTTGCGGAAATAATTTATCCATATTTGGGTAATTTGGTTTGTATTGCATAGTGACCTCCAATATTTTTTATACCATATACATTTTGAAGTCTTTCAACGCATTGGTACTACACAATGCTTCTTTAAATGTTCCGTCACTTATGCAGTTTAAGTTCAGCAGTTTAATCGCCATTAGCTGACGGATTGAGAGGAGTATCTAGCGTAGCACGGCATATTGCCGACATGCCAGCCATGATTTTTTGCCGAGCTTTACTGTCCAAAATGCGCTACACCGATTGCTACATTTTAAATGCGACCTCGCAAATATGGAACAGGCAAAATCAAAATTGCTTTCAAGGTTTTTACCTCCTAGCGTATTTTGCCTAATATGGCGCTTTTTATTGTAACGGATTTCCTAACTATTGTCAAGAAAGGAGATGGGAAATTGAATAAGAAAAAACGACAGGCGAGTTTTAAAAAACTTGACACGCTCATAAAAGCTAGAAACGTTTCGTTTTACAAACTGTCGGAAGAGCTTGGAATGGCACGGAGTACTTTTTCGGATTGGAAGTCAGGAAAATCAATGCCAAAAACAGACAAGCTAATTAAGATTGCTAATTATTTTGGCGTAGAAGTTTCTTATTTTATCGAGTAGAAAGGAGAAAACATGAACGATTTACAAATTTTCAATAATGAAGAGTTTGGAGAAGTCCGAATGATAGAAATTGACGGAAAGCCATATTTTGTAGCAACAGATGTGGCAACCGCACTTGGGTATGCGTCACCGAGAGATGCAGTTTCTAGGCATTGCAAGGGAGTCGTGAAACGCGACACCCCTACATCTAGTGGAGTGCAGTCTATGTCATACATAAATGAGGGAGATTTATACCGACTTATTATGAAATCAAAATTGCCTAGTGCAGAGAGATTTGAGCGGTGGGTAATGGATGAGGTACTTCCGTCAATCAGAAAAACAGGCAGTTATGGTATGCCAAAGACAACAGGCGGTCAGATACAGCTTTTGGCGCAGGGCTATACAGAATTAGAGCAGAAAGTAAACGACATCAAAGATGATGTGAGCGAGCTTAAGGAAAATGTACCACTTTACAGTTGCGATATTGATGAGATACAACAGCACGTTAAGCGCAGAGTTGTAAATATTCTTGGTGGCAAGCAGAGCGAAGCATACAGGGATAACAGTATCAGACATAAGACATTCTCTGATATATGGACACAGTTAAAGCGTGAGTATGGTTGTGTATCTACTTATAAGAGTATCAAGAGAAAGTATATAGACGATGTGCACGAGTTTATTGATTGCTATGTCGTGCCTAAGTATCTTGATGAGCTTATTCAGGATGCAAACGCTCAACAGAGTTTTGCATAGTGAGGTGATTGTATGAGAAAAAGAACTTTAAAAGAGAAGTTTTACACCGGTTGTGGCTATTCGATTTTCGGAGCATTAGCATTTGCGTTTTTTCTTGGGCTGTCTGTGGCATACGGAATTAAGACAGCAAGTATTATCGTCGGAGCAATCGTAACAGTATTTTGGCTGATACTGATTGCAATATGTCTCATAGAGGAGGGCGAACCGCATGAGAAAAAGAAGCCTGATATTGATGTTATCAATTTCAATAATTGGAACTATGACCTTAAAGCCAATAGCAACGAAAGCAGATAGCAAAGTTGAACTGACAGCCGGAGTTTCTTCCTATTTAAATAGCGTAATGCTTGGAAAGGTTGAGCCAACAGTAATTCAGAATGAGCCGGTTGTAGTTGAGCAGGCATATGAAGAGCCAACAGTTCCGACTTGCCGTAAGAAATACAGTTGTAGCCGGTTTAAGAAGCTAGGGCGAGTCCGATACGGCAATTACACTTATACGTGGTACTCACAGAGAGTGTTACCTGGAGGCGGTCTAAATATTCCGGGCAGACATCTAAACGAGCATGGGCTTGTAGTTGATGAAAACGAATACGTTGTAATTGCAAGTGACGATTTACCACACGGAACTGTAGTTGATACTCCTATTGGCATACAAGGGATTGTATATGACGAGGGTAGCGGAAATGGAAATCTTGACATCTACTGCGATTGGTAGCCAATTGAAGCGTCAGAGTGTTAACGATTACCTACAAGAATTATATCGAGCTAAACGGCACAAAGACAAATCATTTGACTTTCAAGCGTTGCTAGACAAAGAAATGGAGAAACTGAATGAGCGACAATGTAAGACGAATTAGGCTAGGCGATACGAGATACCGATTGAAGCCATTAACAAGAGAGCAGAAGCTATTGCTCAACAAGGCTCATTACGTGGCTAGTGAGTGGCTTTTTGTATCAGAGTCGGACTCATACTTAAGAGTAGTGAAAAAATCAAGCCTACACGGAAATTTGATTCTAAAAACCATAAACAAATAGAAAGAGAGGAAACACAATGAAGATTACACACATTTTTGCACAGAATTTTTGTAAATTCTATGGCAAAAACACATTAGACGCAGATTTTTCAATGAAAACTGTGTTATCCGGTCAAAATGAAGTCGGCAAATCGACAGTTAAGAGAATTATTCTTGATGTGCTGAATTGCCATGACGAGAACGACAGAGAGATTACAGGCATAAGACCGCATGATGAAAACGGAGTTGAGATTGACGATGTTGACATTGTGAGAGCTGTTACCTTTGAGATTGACGGAAAAGCAAAGACTCTGAAAAAGGTTACAAGACAGAAACGCAACAAAAAAGGCGAGATTACAGGCAGTGTTACTGATTACTCAATCAATGATGTGCCGTACAAGATGGCTGACTACAATCAGTACATCAATGACAACATGGCAGAGCTTGGAGTATTACCATTCTGTTTAAATGCCATGACATTGCTCAACAAGTCACAGGCAGAGCAGAGATTAGCACTTGCAAGCTATTTTGGCACACATACTGATGAAGAAATCTGCGATATGTTTCCACAATTTGCCGAGCTTAAGCCAATGTTTGACGATGGGGACGTAGACCAGCTCAAAAAAGTATGTCGTGGCAAGCTAAACGGCACCGGCGGTAGGAATGGCTCAAAAGGACTTGTTAAGGAAAGAGACGAAATCTCAACAAGGATTGATACAATCCATTCCACCAATGAGTATACAGACCTTGCAGAGCTTGAACTTGAAAAGAAAACATACGAGCCACAGCTTAAGGAAATTGAAGATAAGCTGTCCGACTATAACAAGATTTTAGAATGTAAGCAGAAAGCTACAGAGGACATTATGAACCTTAAATTTGAGCTTTCTGATATGGAAAGAAAAGCCAATGCTGACAATCAGAAAAAACGCATGGAGCTACAGTTGCAGATTGACGGCTTCGATGTTTCAATCCGCAAAACAGAGTCGATGATAAGGACCGGAAAGATAGGCATTAAAAACTCCGAAAGGGAGATTGAAGATTGCGCAAGAGACTTAGAAAAGGTACGTGCTGACTGGAAAAAAACAAAGGCACTTTCCTTTGATGAAAGCAGTGTTAATTGCCCGATGTGCGGTCAGAGATTGCCGGAAGATACAATAGAGAGTTTGAGAACTGATTTTAGTGATAAAAAATTGAAGAAGCTTAAAGAGCTTGAAGATAAGGGAAATGCACTGTCAAACGATAGCAAGGAACTTAAACAGGCTATTGAGGATAAGAAGAAAGAAATAGCTGACCTTGAAGCAGAACTTAAGGAGCTGGCAGAAAAGCGTGATACTGTTGCTGACAAGTTTGAACGTGATAACATCGCTAAAGAGCTTGGAATGGCACCTAATGATGTTGATATGACAGGTAACAGTGAGTATCAGGCACTTAAAGCTAAAATCGAGGAAAAAGAGAAAGCTCTTGCAGATGAAAATGATACATCGGAGCTTATCAGAAAGCTTAAAAACGAGCGAGACGAACTGTTAAGGCAAGTTTCATCAGTCAACACCAAGATTGAGCTTGGTGTAGCAAATAACAAGCGTATAGACGATAGTATAGCTGACCTTGAAACAAAGAGAACCGACCTCAATCAAGAAATTGCCGATTGGGAGAGAAAACTTGATTTGCTGAAAGAGTTTACACGTAAGAGAAACGAACTCTTACAGGCTGACGTCAATAAGTACTTGGATTTTGCCACAGCAAAGCTGTTTAGACCGCTCTTAAATGGTGATACCGAGGAGTGCTGCGACTTTGTTTGCAACGGCGAAGCATATGCAAGAAATCTCAACCATGGTGCAAGAATGTTAGTTGAGGTTGACGTGTGCCGAGCTTTTCAGAAAGTGGCAAACGTTAATTTCCCGATTATCATTGATGATACAGAGAGCGTTGACGATTGGAGAATACCACAGATTGATAATCAGCTAATCTTGTTAAAGCACACGCAGGACAAAGAGCTTGTGATTGAGGCGGTGTGATATGGCGAATGATAGATATGTTGTAGAACAAGAGTTTGAACACGCAGGATATAAATGTGTCGTTACATTCAATGTGATGGGGCATAGGTGCGGATATGTAGGCATTCCTAAAAGCCACCCTTTATATGGTAAAGAGTATTCAGACTATCTTGAAATTAAGAAAGCGGATGTTGGAGACCGAAAAATAAGCGGTATTTTTCCTTTGCTTGGAGCTTGCCTTGATGAAGACGAAAGAATACGAATTGAAGCATATTTTCAATGCCACGGCGGTATTACCTTTGCGGATGGCGGAGAAAATTCAAACTATCCAATAGAAAGTGATTTATGGTGGTTTGGATTTGATTGCGCACATTGCGATGACGCAAAAGAACTTGAACTCGCTTATGAGAGATTTCCTAATTACAGAGAGCGCCTTGCTATGCAGATTGAGTGTGAAGATAGATTTCGCATTGACGGCACGATAGTTCGCACAGAAGAATATGTAGCAGAAGAGTGTAAGAAGTTAGCAGAACAGTTGAAAGAGTTTGAAGAAAGTGAGGAACAGAAATGATTAAAGCAAAAGACGGAGAAGTTACATTTAGAGGTATAAAAAGCCATGTTATGGCAGAGGCGGTCACTGTTTTACGTGCGCTTAAAGAGACAGTTTCAGAGGAAGAGTACAAAATGGTAATTAGACTTGCTGATAAAAGCGAGGAACAGGTGAAAGACGAAGCCGAGAGAGCAAGAGAAGTGATTAAAAAGTTACTTGGATTATAGGAGGTATAGCAATGAGTATTAAGAAGAGAAATTATTACATGGGCGGTAAGAAACATACCGTAGAACTTAAGTATGACGGATATATGTATACAGTCATATCTGACGGAGTTCTATTCAAGCAGACACCTAATGAACTGTTTGCTGTTCAGGTTTTTAATGAGATTTAGGAGGATTAATTATGGCAGAGAATACAGCAGTTGCGGAAAAGAAAGCGTTTACCACCTCATTAAGTGAGTGGAGTAATACAATGACAGGACTTATCATCAATGATTATAAGGCTGTTGGAATGGATATGGACGATTACGCAAAAGAGTGCGCTATGGAAGCCATGACAAGCATTTTCAACCTTGTCAAGAGCGACCCTAAGATTAATATGGGAAACCTTGATACAAGCAATTTAAGAGGCATTGTTAAGCGTTGCGCAAGCCTTAAGTTAAATGCTAGTGCATATCCAAGAGAGTGTTACTTCCAGTTAAGAAATGTAAAGGTGGGAGTTGACCCGCAGACAAACAAGGATGTATGGCAGAAACAGGTTGAAATGGGTATTGAGGGCACAGGCTATGACTCTTTGCTCGCCAACTATGGAAAAGATGTTAAACAGGTATATCCGTATTGGGTGATACATGAGGGAGATGTATATATTCCACCTAAACATAAAGGGCTTACAGTTACAGAGCCGGAGTGGGAAGAAAAAGGATTGTCTGATAAAGCAGTAAGAGTTGTATATCCTGTTAAGTTGTTAGACGGAACTATTACTTATCTAACAGCAGACAGAAATAGCGTTAAGGTAAATCTTTTAGCTCATGTTAAGCAAAACTTGTTAAATGTTACGTTTGGTATTTGCAAGGATAAATGGGATGCCACACCAAAGCAGAAAAGCGAGATTAAAGCTAAAAAAGAAGAAATTCTTAATGCTTTGAGAGGTTGTACGACAGTAGATGAAATGCTCGAATGCGAGCTTGCAAGACCTTTTATAAGCGGTGCTTGGCTTGATACTCCGGAGAGCATGATACAGAGAAAAATGTGTAACAATGCGACAAGGAAATACCCTAAGAACTATGACCCGATGGCACGACAGGCACAGGTTGAAATGGACGAGGTATATCAAGTTGCACAGGCTGAAATTGCCGAAAATGCTAATACTGTTGAGTTTATAGAAGATAAGGCAGATGTAGTTGACACCACGGCAACAGGCACAACCGGAAAGCAGTCAGAGGAGCTTCCGCCATTCATGCAGAGCGAGGAGGACTGATATGAGAGTAATTTCACAGGACGGAAAAATAGATGTTCCTTATGATTATTTTTCATTATCTGTAGCTAGTGGGAAATATGAAGATGTAGAAGTAGCATATATCTATTGCCACAATTTATCATCACCGAATGGCACAAAGTTGGCTGAATATTCCACCAAAGCAAAGGCAATTAAGGCTATGGAAATGTTGAGGGAAGCATGGATAAATGAAGCCATAGAATTTACACATGGAATTTACCATAGAAATATTGTTTTTCAGTTCCCACAGGATGATGAAATCGAGGTGTGAGTGCGAATGGAAGAAGAATGGAAGTGGATAAAAGGCTTTGAGGGGCAATATCAGATTTCCAATTACGGAAGAGTAAAGAGTTTTAAAAAGACAGAGGGCGGATATATTCTATCAAATCAAAATGCAGCAGGAGATTATCTTCGCATTGTTTTAAGAAATTCTGTAACTGGCAAAAAGAAGTCAATAGCAATACATCAATTGGTTTCAGAACATTTTATAGGAGACAGACCGCGAGGATATCAAGTACACCACAAAGACGGAAATAAGCAAAACAATATCGTTTCAAATTTGGAATATATTCATCCAAAGAGGCACAGAAAAGAAACGGAAAAAACACATCCGCAAGTGGTTACAGGAATTGTTAATTATAACAAATATGAGAAACCGAGAAAAATATGTCAATACACTAGGGATGGAGTATTACTCGCTACATATGTAAATGGAGAAGTTGCAAGTAGGATGACAGGAATATGTCGGAGAAATATTTTACAAGTAGCCAATAAAGAACCTTTTAATAATAAAGGCAGCATTAGAAAACAGGCGGGCGGATATATTTGGAAACTTGCAGATGAAAGCGAGGTGATGTAATGCTCAAATTGAAATGTTGCGGAACTGGAAGTAAAGGAAATTCTTACGCTCTTATGTCACAAAACGAAACACTTATTCTTGATGTGGGAATGGGAATTAAAGGCATAAAAAAGATGTGTGATTGGAATGTAAAAAATATAGTAGGTTGCCTTATTTCACACGAGCATTATTGACGACCATTCAAGGTCATTGAACGATTTTAAATCAATGGGAATACCAATTTATACACCATATATACAATACGCACAACACGAGGGCATACATCGTTATCACACGATACCATTTGGCGGTTTTAAAGTTAAGGCATTTGACCTGACAACAATAGACGGAAGTTGGACGCACACAAATGCAAATGGCGAACCTTGCCCGATATACGGCTTTCTGATTACGCACAAGGAAATGGGGAGAATGCTTTACATAACCGATTGTGAGGTTGTCAAATGGAAATTCAAAGATATAAACCACATTCTATTAGGTGTGAATTATGACAAGGATTTAATTGACAGGGATAACACAGGCAAAGCTAATCACGTTTTCAGAGGTCACTTAAGTATTGACACGGCTTGTGATTTTGTTAAGGCAAATTATTCAGATAGCTTGCAGAATGTCATAATGTGTCATCTATCAAGTGAAAATGCTGATAGAGATAATTTTATCGAGAAGATGAAAAAAGTCGCTTGCGGGGCAAATGTGGATGTTGCAGAGCGCAACAAGGAATGGGCTTTAAGGAAAGGGGATGAATGTCCATTTTGAGAATAGAAAGGACAAGATATGCCGTTATGAGACGAAATCGCACTGAAATATGGTGCGGTTTATCAAGAGAATTTCATTTTGTCAAAGTTGATGAATTGAAAGATACGGCAATTAAAACATACAGAACAGCAAAACAGGCTGAAAGCGGTTGTTCTTCTTGGGATAGAGATTTTGAAATTGTTAAATGCAAAGAAATTATTGATATAGAAAGTGAGGAAAAATAATGAATTTTGTAGCATTAATGGGCCGATTAACTAGAGATCCGGATATTAGATATTCACAGGGAGAGAATGCAATGGCAATAGCAAGGTTTACACTTGCCGTTGACAAGAATTTTAAGAAGAAAGACGATAAGGCAAATTTCATTAACTGCGTGGCTTTTGGCAAGATTGCTGAAACAGTAGAAAAGCACGTATTTAAAGGCTCAAAGATAGCGGTTATCGGTGAGTGGACTACAGGCAGTTACAAGAATAGAGACGGAAACACAGTCTACACTAACGATTGCAACATATCTAAGTTGGAATTTTGCGACAGTAAAAATTCAAGTGGCAGCAGTGCAGAGCCACAGCCAAAACCCGATGATGGCTTTATGTCAATTCCTGATGGTATTGACGGGGAATTACCATTTAACTAAGAGTCGATTGATTATAGGGCAGTCAATAACGGCTGTCCTAGAAAGGAAAAATAATGGATTATACAAATAAAATATTTGCAAATATTGCAAAGGATATGTCGGAGCAAAAAGATATTGCAGTTGTAAGAGCGTTTGTATTTCAGATTACAGAACTGCTACAGAAAAACGGCATTATACCAATATGTACTGAAAGATACATGAATATCAATTCTGATAAATCAAGTTACAGTTTTATCAGAAAAATCAATATCTCATTCGATGAGCTTGATTGTACCAAGCACGACCGAGAAGTTAGAAAACAGGCATACAGAGATTTTATCAAAGAATTTGAGAGCAGAGTTAATTCAAAAGATATATCTGAAAAACTCTTTGAAACTGAATGTATATTATTGGAGCGTGATAAGAATGGCACAACCTAATTACAGAAAGATATATGCAATCAAGAAAATGAACGAAAAGCGTATCTTAGATGTTTGCCCTGATATGAAACGTAAGAGTGGCATTTATTTCTACACTAGGACTGATGAAAACGGAATATCGTACTTTTATATTGGTCAGAGCGTAGATTGCTTAGAACGCAGTATATCGCACTTGACAGGCTATCAGCACATAGATTTATCAATCAAGAAAAGAGGATTTTATAGCGAAAACAATCCTTATGGTTGGAAATTGAATGTTATGTACTATCCGAAAGACAAGCTTGACGAAATGGAGCAACATTGGATTTTGGAATACGCAAAAAGAGGTTATCAGTGCAGATATAACAAGACGGCTGGTGGTAAGAATGAGTGATTTAATAAGCAGAAGCACAGCAATGAAGAATTATTGCAATGCGTTGTGTCCTAAATTGCAAAAAGGCGAATACTGTAACAATTGTATCGTTAAAGCATGGCTGAATAATCAGCCGACAGCCTATGATATTGACAAGGTTGTAAGACAGTTGGAAGAATTAAAAAGTCAAGTCCCTGTAAACAGAATCCTTGATGACATTATAAAAGATAAACCGAAAGAATTAGGTCAGCTAATTGCTTATGGTAAGGCAATCGAGATAGTAAAGGCAGGTGGAAACATTGAATTATCAAAACATAGCGAGAGTCAAGGCAATAGAACAAGAAAACAAAAAGCGACTATTGAAGCTGAATCCAAAACTAAATGATAAAAGTGGAATATACTTCTTACTCCGAGAAGATGAAAACGGATTTAAGTACGCTTATATCGGACAGGCGGTACATACACTTAGCAGATTGGCAAGCCACCTTGTGGGATATGAACAGCACATAGACCTTAGTTTGAAACGCCATAAGCTGTACGATAAAGAGAAAAACCCTTATGGCTGGCGAGTTGAATTTCTGAATTTCCCCGAAAGTCAGCTTGACGAAAAAGAGAAGTATTACATCAAGCTATATGCCGATAAGGGTTATCAACTTAGAAATGTCAGTTTAGGCGGTCAAGGGGAAAATCGTGCTAGTGGTTCAATAGGCGAGAGAAAAGCGCCTAAGGGCTATCTGCAGGGCGTACAGCAAGGTAGAAAGAACCTCGCAAGGGAATTATCGCATATCATCGAAAAACACCTTGTTGTGACGATTAGAGAGGATAAACAGGGCAATAAGGTGTCACAGAAGCAACTAGATAAATTTATGGAGCTTATTAATGCAGATTCATATAAGGACGTTGAGTAAATGAAAAGAAAGGCGGCAATTATGGATAAATCACAATACTTAGAAGAAATAAAATCAACTACTGAGAATTGTTACAACATTGGATATAAGTGTGGATATGAAGCAGCGATAGAAAATTTGAAAAAATCATTGCAAATATGCATGTTGATATATCTGCTAAGATGATTAACGATGAGTTATTAGGCAAATTAAACAGCGTTGTGGAGAGGTAAGGCATGACCGCTTGTTTATTGAACCATAGTTCCTAAAAAATCAAGTATTTATGAGAAAGGAAAAAAAGAAAATGAATGAAGAAATGATGTTTATAGCTTGTAATGTTCCAAAGTTTTTAGAGGAACAGATGAATAAAATGAAAGACGCTCTTACAGGTGGTATGAACGAAGATAATCTTAAAGGTTTTGAGTATGCAGTAGATACTATGTTAAGTATTCTTAGGCAGACAATTCATGCAGCCGAGATGGATGATGAGATTCTTGTGCATAGCGATAAAATCGCTGATGAGAATGAATTAGAAGAGTTTGATTTACATGATTTGTTAGAACTTTATGGTTGCAGAGTTGTGGCAAACTTACAGAAGAAAAGTGTTTAATGTTGTAAACTGAAATTTAGAAAGGATGCCAGTCTGGTAAGAGAAAAGAACAGGCAAAGTAAATAATTTTATCCAAAACTTAAAAGAAAAAGGCACTACCGAGATAACACTTGATATAACAACAACAGGCAAAGGAATTGTCTATACATTAATTTGGTAGATATCCTGAAATCAAAAGAGAATTTGATGTAAAGATAAATTAGGATTTATGGAGGTAGATATATGATTACGCAGATAGGATTTTTAAGAAAAGGAGATGTGTTCAGATTTGAGGGTGATATTTACAAAGTAGGACATTTGTTGGAGAGTACAAATGGGTATGTTTCCTGTATTGATGTTAATACAGGAAAGAAAAAAAGATTGCATATTGATGTTGATGTAGAAATTGAACAGGCAAACTGAAATTTGTTGAAAGGAGTAAAACAGAGTGAAGTTTTTAAGCAAGAAGAAATGCGAAGAAATTCTGAAAAGAATTACTGCAAATGAAATTATTCAGGCTGAATACGGACTACACGATATAGAAGCAGAAACAAAGGCAACGGAAAATAGAGCAGAAATAGCTTTTATTGTCGGTGGTTTCAAGGGTATGAACAAGGTGCAGAACACGTTGAGAAAAAGGTATAACAATATAAACAACGAGGGAAAAGATTAAAATACATTAACCGAACTTGAAAAAATAGGAGATTAATTAAATGGCAGAACGTAGAATGTTCACAAAAAAAGTCACTGATGATGATAATTTCATGGCTTTATCATCAAGTGCGCAAGCCTTATATTTGCATTTATCTATGTCTGCTGATGATGACGGATTTTGCAATCAGGTATCAGTTTCCATGTTCAAAGCTCACGCAAGTGTGGCTGATTTACAGCAACTATTGGAAAAAAGATACATTTATCAGTTTGATAATGGTGTGATTGTAATTAAGCATTGGCGCATGGCAAACGCTTTGAGAAAAGACCGGTATACACCAACGAATTTTAAGGAAGAATTGGCAAAATTAAAGATAAAATCCAATGGTGCATACACATTTTCTGATGATGGTTGCCATGTGGTTGCCAATGGGTTGCCGGATGGTTGCCAAGTGGTTGCCACTTGTCTGCCACAGGATAGTATAGGTAAGGTAAGTATAGATAAGAATAGTATAGTTAAGGATAGTAAAGATAAGGATATAAAAGAAAAAGATATTGATAAATCAATATCTAAAAAGAAAACTGTTTACTACCCTGATGATGCAATGCTAGAGAGTGCTTTTCAGGAATATCTGACAATGCGAAAGAAAATCAAGAAGCCAATATGCACCGACATGGCATTACACCGAGCTATGAACACTATTGAGAGACTTTCAAAGGGTGATAATGATTTGGCTGTTAAAATCCTTAATCAGTCAGTAGACCATTGTTGGCAAGGGCTGTTTGCACTAAAGGACAATGAGCCACATTCAGCTAACAAAGGCACCATTGATTGGGATAATGTGTGAGGTAGAGAAATGACAAGAGACGAGACAATTAAAATCATTCGCATAATGTGTGATTGCTACCCCAATTACAAGCCGAGCAATTTATCAGAGACAGTAGATGTGTGGGATATGATGTTAAATGAATACGACTACAGCCAAATATCTACAGCATTGAAAGCTTACGTGCATTCCGATACAAGCGGTTTTGCACCGAGCATCGGACAGCTAATCAACAAACTGCATGAGGTTCAATCCCCACAGGAGCTTAACGAAATGGAAGCATGGTTCCTTGTTAGCAGGGCACTACGAAACGGCTACTATGGTGCAGTTGAAGAATTTAATAAGCTACCACCGCTCGTACAAAAGGCTGTCGGGAGTCCTGATAATCTTAGGAACTGGGCGCTGACGGACATAAACAGCATTGAAAACGTAGTCCAGTCAAACTTTATGAGAACTTATAGGGTAGTTGTTAATCGGGCAAAGGAATTTCAAAAAATGCCAAAGGATATAAAGGCATTGATTGAAAATGTCAATAGAAGCTCGTATTTGGCTCAAATCGGCTCTAAAAATCAACAGACGATAAAATTATCGCTCGAAGATAATAAAAGCCAAAATAAGCCGATTAAAGGCATTCCAATGCCAAAAGAAATTAAAGAACGTATCGAGCAGATGAAGAGATAGGAGGTAAGAGGTTTTGGTCGACCAATTAAAACATGTTTTACTCCTGGCGAAAAATGATAAAAGACAAATATTCTAGGCAAAGGTATGAAGAACGAAAAGCCAGTAACCTTTGTGTGCTTTGTGGAAAACCACTTGATAGAGAAGGTGTGGTTTGCACGGCATGTAACAGCAAACGCACAGCATATGGCAGAGAGCTTTATAAAAAATTACAGGCAGTTGGTGTTTGCCCTAGATGTGGTAAAAACTTGCTATATGGTGACGAAAAAAGCTGTGTTGAGTGTAGGGCAAAATCAGCCGAAGCCATGTCAAAGATACGTGCTGCTGATGTTGAAAAATACAATGAGCGACAAAAAGTATGGCGAAAAGCACGATACGAAAAAGACAAGAAAAATGGCATATGCACACGCTGTCGCAAAAGGAAAAGCACACGTTAAAATGCCTGAAAGAACCGGCAGATATGAACAAGGACTATGTTTTTTCTGCGACAATCCGGTAAAGCCCGGATATAAGGTCTGTGAAATGCACTATCAGCAGAACGTTAAGAACGCAACTTGCGAAAAGGCAAACTTGGCACGACAGAAGATAAAAGAAAGGAGTCCACAATGGACGCCTTGAAAGATTTTTACGATTTTTACCGACCACTGCAAAGGAAATATGACTTGCAAATGATTTACAAAACAAATAGTAAGGAAGCAAAAATAACTATCCGGTGGCGGGATAAAGAGCTTGTAAAAGTCACAGAAGAAACTACCGAAGCCTGTTTTATCAGGGCAAAACGAGAACTTGAAGAAAGAATGAAGAAATATGAGCAACAAACTGAAACCAAAGAAAAAGCACAAAGAGCCGGATTTTACATGGACAAAATCCGAAAGAATTACGCTGAAAAGCAGTAATAACCGCAGAAAACTCGTAAGGCGGTCTTTCACAGACTTTATGGACTTAGGCTACTATGTACTGTATTTGCATCATGGATTTGGCAATAAGCGCATTGTAAGGCTTGAAAGAACCATAAATGAGTACCTTGACAGGGCACAGAGCGAAAAAGAAATGAAAACCGAAACGCTTGCCGAACTTTTGAAAGTTAGATACGGCATTGATGTGCAGAAAGAGATTAATTTAATCCCAATGCAGCAGTTGATTAGGATTTATCAGAGAAATAATTTACTCACGATAAACGACACGAGACAGCTTTTGAGCGATACGGCATACAGCTACATGACTTTAGCGTGTACGGCACTTAAGCTGATGTTTAAATTGTCGGTTAAGGAAATTAAAGAATTTATCGGAGAATTTAGAGATTTAATCGATACATTGTATAAATTTAATCAATTTGGTCTGACATTACCAAAGGTGGCGCAATGCCTTGCCGATGAAGTTAATTACGTTGATGAAAGGTACATAAAGGTGATTGATTAATGACTTATGCAGGGGATAACGACAGCACTCAAAATGCTCACATAAAGCAGATGAGAGACGATAGGCAGAAAGCCTACATGGAAACGCATAGAGATAATAAGACATATGAGAGATTTAAACACATGCCGGATTATGGGAAAGGAGTACAAAACTATGACAAATAGAGAGAAATTCGCAGAACAGATTTTGGATATTGCTTGTGGTGGTAGCGAAATAGCAGTTGACAAAACAACGTTAGAGCTGACATCGTGCTATAAATTAGCGTGTAAAAATTGTTTATTTAGTTTTGGTAATGGTGATTGCAGAGGTGCAAGAAAAAAATGGGCAAACAGTGAATATGTTGAACCACCAATTGACTGGTCAAAAGTTGCAGTTGATACACCGATACTGGCAACGTATAGTGGTATTCACTCGTGGGTTAAAAGGCATTTTGCGAAATATGAGAATGGAAGAGTTTACGCTTGGAATCATGGAGCAACATCATGGAGTGGTCAGATGTGTACAGTATGCGAACTAGCTAAACTTCCGGAAAAGGAGCAGTAATGAAGAGATTAACAAAGACTTATTCAGACGGAACACATGGAGCTTCTGACAGTTTGCCGTGCGGAGAAAATAGTTACGATTATAAGAATTTGCTGATAGAAAAATTAGGCAAATATGAGGATTTAGAAGAACAGGACAGACTTGTTATTCTATCTTGCAAATATGTGTATTACATTGTTGATATAAACAATCCTAAGTATGCAATGGTTATGAAAAGACCTATAAGAGAACTTGCGATATACGAGATTGAGGATATTGACAAGGAAAATTGCAAGTATTTTTCCACAAAAGAAAAAGCCGAAGCAAAACTGAAAGAATTGAGAGGTGGAGAATGACAATTAGTGAGTTTTTCAAAGAGAAATATTCAGCAAGAAAAGATAAAGACAACATGTATGGTGTTGGCATGAGTGATGCCGAATTCCGGCACTTCATCATTGAGTATTTGTTACCGGACGGCTGGTGTGTCTCAGACCCACTTGGACAGTCACAAATCAATGAGATTGCCATTTATGAAATTCTTGAAAAACATTCTAAGAAATTCAGAAAAGAGCACAAGAAATATTTAAAAGAATTGAGAGGTGGAGAATAATGTGTAGTAGCAAACAAATAAAAGAGCTTGCGGAATGTAATGCTATTTACGAGTTTGAAAAGACAGTAAATATGTATGGCAAGGAGTATATAAGATACTATTATAACAAATTAGCTGAATTGAATGGCAGTATTAATAGCACTTGTAACTGCCAGCGCAACAGCAATTCAAGAGATAATGAGCCTTGTTGCAGATGTGATAGCAGAAAGACCAATGCCGACAGGATAAGAAATATGTCGGATGAAGAATTAGCGAGTGTACTATTTAGTGGTTGCATTGATTCTATGGATTTGGAAGAGTGCCCTTATGCTAGTGAAAGTGAACTCGATAACAATAAAATTAGAAAAATATGTAAAAAATGCACACTTGATTGGCTTCAATCAGAAACGGAATAGGAGAGAAAGAAGATGGCAATTAAACCGATTTTATTTAATACAGAAATGGTTAGGGCGATTCTGGAAGGTAGAAAGAGTTGCACCCGTCGGCTGGTAAAATTCTTGTCAGGAGAAAATCCACAATGGACTGGATATATTAAAGATGAACTGATGTTGTATAACGGAAAAAATGAGCCGTGTATCAGAAAAGCTCCATATCAGTCGGGCGATATTCTTTATGTCCGAGAAACATTTATTCAAGCAGCAGCTCACATTTTTTGGTATAAGGCAGATAATAATTCATGGATATCAGAAGGTTTACATTGGAAACCATCCATCCACATGCCGAAAGAAGCCGCACGTATTTGGCTTAAGGTTACGGATGTGAGGGTGAAACGGTTGCAGGAGATGAAGCCGGTTGATGTGATAAAAGAGGGAGCTTATCCTGATTGTTGGGATTGTCTTAATACATACGAAGAAAGCGGTTCGCAGTGCTGTTATGGGACAGAAGAAGAGTGCAGTCGATGTGATGAAATGATGATGGAATGGGAAAAACTTTGGACCACCACCATCAAGAAATCCGACCTTGACTGCTACGGTTGGAATGCGAACCCTTGGGTGTGGGTTATCGAATTTGAGCGGTGCAAAAAGCCGAAAGGAGAAAATTAGATGAACGATAGATATTTATTTAAGGCCAAGAGACTTGATAGCGGAGAATGGGTTACAGGCTCTCTAATCACTTGTGAAGATGGAACATGCAAGATTGCTACAAGTTTGTTACAGGGCAAAGCTGATGAACCGGTACTTGTGTGTGCTTATGATGTGGACAGAGATACTATCTGCCGATGCACAGGCTTAAAAGATAAGAACGGCAAGCTGATTTGGGAGAATGATATTGTAAAAATAAATAATAGCAAGGGGAATGTGCTCATAACATTCGGAGATTTTGAAATTATATGTACAATTCCTAACGAAAAATATTATAAGCACAGGCTTGAATATGATACTGAATATGAAGTTGTCGGAAGCGTCTTTGACAATCCGGAGTTATTAGAAAGCGAGGGATAGCATGACCGACACAACAACATTAGTATACACCACCCTCATAGTATTCGGTCTAATCGGGCTGATAGAGGTAGCGTTTGCGTGGTACGACATCCACGGACGAGATAAGACCGATGATGAGATACAAGAGCAGTGGGGTAGTGAAAATATTAAAGATTAATTAATTTATCAGAGAGGAAGTGATGATAAGATGAATAGCAGAACTATAAGTGATATAGAGCCATTTGAAAGACAATGTGTATACGAGGACAACAAGCCGTGTAACAGCTCATGCCGATACTCAAATACTTGTATACACAGTACAAGCAAAACCGAAGAATAGGAGATAGGCTTATGAAGTTTTCAAAACTTACTAAGCCGGAACTTGAAGAAATTTTGAAAAATGCCAATTTTACCGATGAAGAAGCGGAAGTTTTTAAGTTGCTAGTTGCTGATAAAAGCCTTGAAGAGGTATCACAGAGACTATTAATTTCAAAAACGACCACTTCCCGGAGAGTGGCAACCATTAAGGAAAAGATAGAAAGGAGCCAGGCGATGATTAACAAAGTGCCAATATGGGAAAAAGTAACGCTGACGATTGATGAAGCTGCGGAATACAGCAATATCGGAATTAACAGAATCAATGATATGCTTAACAATCCCTCGTGTCCTTTTGTGCTCTTTGTCGGAAGAGGCAAGCGATTAGTTAAGCGCAAGGAGTTTGAAAAATACCTCGAAAAGACAGATAGCATATAAATAGATATATTGAATTATAAGCCATTATGTAGTAATATAGAAATTATCATATAATGGCTTTTGATTTTGAAAGGAGCCATAAATCAGTATGGGAAAGGATTTGAGAGGAAAAGAGCTGGGAGTCGGAATAACCCAGCGCAAGGACGGACTCTATCAGGGCAGATATAAAGATAGGTTCGGCAAGAGCAAGACAATTTACAACAGCAAGTTGCCGGAACTGCGGAAAGAACTTAGTAAAGCAGTGACCGACAATCAACAATTCACAAGTGTTAGGGACAGCATTACCCTTGATGCGTGGTTTGACAGGTGGATGAATGTATACAAGAAAAAGAGAGTGCGCCCCAATACCATTAGGGAGTACACGCATATATATAAGAAGAACATTTCACCATACTTAGGAAACCATGAAATAACATCTATTCGCAAGTCAGATGTGCAGTTACTTATCGACAAAGCTTCTGACGATAACTATAAGTATGAGAGACAGAGCAAAATCAAGGTTATTTTAAATGACATGTTCAGTAGAGCTATGGAAGATGACCTGATGATTAAGAATCCGGCGAAAGGTGTAAAGCTGAGAGCAGACAAAGAAGTTAATGCTTTTGCATTGACAGTAGAGCAACAGAACGAGTTTTTTGAAGCGTGCAAGGGTACATTTTACGACAACATGTATAATGTGGCAGTTAATACAGGCTTGCGCCCAGGAGAACTGTTTGCACTCACGATTGCAGATATACATATGGACGAGGGGTATATTGATGTTAATAAGACACTTGTGTATCAGAAATACCTTGAAGATAAAGGCAAGACATTTCATGTTGAGCCACCAAAAACCAAGCAGAGTCACAGACACGTACCAATTAACAGTGTGTGCAAGGAATATCTGACGAAACAATTTGAGCTTAAAAAGATAGTTTCAGCACGCAGACCCAAGGAGCAAAACGAATATTTGTTTGTTACAAGGTTTAACACACCAATTAATTCGGTTATATACAGCGACTCTATACGTTCAGTTGTAAGACGGATAAATGATACAAAGAGCAGTGACAATGAATTTCCATTTTTTAGCGGTCACACGTTTAGACATACGTTTGCGACAAGATGTTTTGAGTCAGGGATAGAGCCGAAAGTCGTTCAATCATATTTGGGTCATGCAACACTGAAAATGACAATGGACTTGTATACACATGTTACACCTGAAAAATCGTTTGCTGACATTGAAAAAATCGTTAGCACCGACAACAAAATCATAGAATATAGAAGAAAATGTGTGTAGTAAGTGTGTAGTAGTACACACTCTCAATTTACAGAATGTTGAAAAATCAACGCTCGTAGGGTATTTTTATACTAAAACTGGTAAAATTATTATGT